CAACAGAACAAATGTTCGATATAATAACTCTAGGTTCGCTACCTAGGGTTTTTATATTTTGTTAAACAGGCCGATCAATATTAATCCCGGTATTGGAGGTGTGATTGACATGGAACTGGAGGAATGCATCAAGGATAACTTTGATGAGTCACTTCGTGTGTATATTCAGTCTCAAGAATATACCCGACTTAAGCAGCAGGAGGATAGGCTGTTATCATATTTGCAAGCAGGGTTAAGTGATATACAGAAGCAGCAGCTTGGAGCATACTTGGATGCAGCTACGGAAGTACATAGCGCATTAGCGTCTGAGGCATACGTGCATGGCGTTGTGGAAGGTATTGCTATACGAGAGAAGGTAACAGCAAAATAGGTTGTAAGGATGACCAGCTTTGATTTCCCTTTGAGCTGGCCTTTTCTTTGGTAGGAGGCATTTATGGCAGCAGGATATAAAGCAGGCGATAAAGCCTATATTGTAGAAAGTAATAGAATAGTCAGGAAATGCACAGTGGTGCTCCCGGCTGGAAATTTGTTTATTATTAGAATTGAAAATGGCGGTGGGATTCGGGTAAACAAGAATCGATTGTTTGCCACAAAAGAAGCTGCAGAGGAGAGCATACCAAAGGCTAAGCCAAAGCCGGTGGTAGCACAGCAGCGAGGGTATCGTTCACCGTATGATTATTGGCATTAAAATAGCCTGGCTAGTACGTGATTGTGCTGGTCAGGCCATTTTCTATTTGAAGTTAAGCGGATATGCTTCCTTAAGGACTTCATTGATAACTCTGTTGTTTTCATCGATTTTTTTCTTTTCTTCCAATTTGTATGTTTGCATTTTTTTATAGGTCCATTCATACGAATTATAATTTGAAACGCAGTCCTGGAGCATTTCAATAATTGGTGGGAGACTCTTTTTCTTATAGCGACAGTAATAGTCTGATAAGATGGATTTGCTGACTGCTTCAGAGAGTCGTGTACTATAACGACTGGATTTCATATCTCTGATTGCCAACTCCAAATCTTCAAGAGGGTAGCTTGCCACCAGTTTTTCTTTTAAATTAAAATTGAAATGAAGGATATCAGTAGTATGGTGTGTGGTTTTTCCGTTTGGAACGAGATAATAATCACTTTTACCATGATAACAATATTCAGTATGATATTTATTTTTGCAGGCATCACAATGAATTTCGAAGTCTGAATATCCCTCGCGAGTTTGATTCCAATCATTCATTTCATAATACCAAATTCTGGTAACAGTACCACATCCACAAGCACAAGTGGCGGTTTGTGTTTCTTCACGCATTCTATCGTAGCTCATACGAGACCTCCTTTATAAATTATTAGCCCAACCAGTAATATTACTAGCTGGGCCTTTGATTAACATTCAATCTCCATTTGAGGTGTAGGTTCTGCGCATTTCTGTCTAGTAGCCAATTCTACAATCTCAAAAGTTTCTTTATCTTTGAGTGAAAGTATGTAGTCAAGCATATCGCGACCTTCTGCGTTAAGTTGTCTGCAAAGCTCAAAGTATGGTTTATTAAATTTTTGCGTGTTTTCTTCGTATCTTTTGGACTCCTGATATTTTTCGATGATTTCTGTAATGGAGCCCACATTACAGTCTGTGTCGTTTAAAGAGTTCATTTATATTCCTCCTCTGGTGCAAATGTTTATAAAGCTATCAAGTATTCAGTAGTATAACCATTCACGTCAGAGGAATCAGTAGTACCTCTATCCTGGGAACGGAGTAAGTATATATCTCTTAAAATGCAAGAGTAGTTGTAAAATTTAATCTTTTGAGAAAGTACGCAAGGAGCAAGAGCAACGACAGATATCCATCCAGGGATAACATTGTACTTTTTCTCCTTTCTTCGTCCAAAGAAGAATCCTCCCATTAACCAATGACAGAATTCGTGCATAGCTGCATAGAACGATTTAGCAGCTTCATCAATCATCTCTTTTACCATTCCACCTATTCCTGCGAATAAGTCCATGATTTTTGAAATGGCTTCAACTATTTTACTTGTATCAAATTCGATGGTATCTTCAGATCTCTTTGATATTACAATTTTATTTGTGTGTTCTTCCATGCGTATCTCGCCTCCTTCCTCGAACATATTTATCTTTAATTATTATATACAAACTACATATAGTATTTCAAGTAACAAAAGTAAAAGTTTATACACAATATGTAGTAAGATATCCACTGAGTTATCCACATGCCACTTAAGGGAACGATAGGACCAATAAGGATATCTATCCATGATAGAGGGCTCCTTATAGGTCCTATGTAAGTTATGCTGCTTCAAACAGCTCGATAATCTTGAGCTCGAATGGCAAATATTCTCGTGGGCCGAAGTGTAACCATTTCTGAAAATAATCGAATAGGAATACAGATGCCTGGTAAGACGTCTGGAAAGTTTCTTGGATGTCGTTAGGGCATTCGCATTTTGAAATGTTTACAAGTGGCGGATTGGCAATTGCATACTTTGCAAAAAAGTCCGCCTCGGCTTCTTCAAGTAAATAATTGGAATCGTCCGGATTGTCATGATGGCCTAAATAAATATGGCCAATCTCATGAAGGATGGTCCAACGCATTCTTCCAAAGTTAGCAGTATCATTATAGTAAATAACATATTGATTCATTCCGGTTTCAGGATTTACCGCAACTGTTGAAAACCCGTCAGGATCTGTTCGGAACGCTTCAAAGTAGTGTTCTGGATCAAGAGAACTGTATGGTCTCAGAACATAGTACAGCTTTTGTGCGATTGCAAAGCAATCAATTGGGTAGGTGTGAACTTCGCATTCTTCATATAAGAAGAGAACTTCCTTTTTGATTTCATCACACCTGGAGTCAGAGAGTATGCTTCTACTCATTAAAAATCCTTTCTAGGACTCTGAATCAAAAAGTGCATTAACAAGGTCAGCTTTTTGCTTTTGTGTCCACAACTTTGCGTTGCGCGCAATAGCTCTTTGAGTTTTGTAATACTCAAGCTCTGGATCTTCTTCGGTATTGCCTTCCTCCCCTAATAAATAATCAGTGGTTGTGTGTAAAACTCTGGCAATATTAGCAAGGATAGGTCCTCTAGGAGTACGATCCCCATTTACATATCTTGACATGGAGACTTCAGTAACTCCTACCTGCTGTGCAAGGTCTTTCTGTGCAAGTCCGTTTTGTTTTAGTAAATCAGAAATTCGCGTTCCTAAATTATTGTTTGTCATTTTAGTTTTCCTCATTTCTAATTAAGATTTGCATATGCTCTGCGGGCACTTAGTTTGGTCAGCATCTTTGGCATCTTGCAGTGTTTGGCCTACTTTTTTATAAAAGGGAATCATTGATTTATTTCTATGCTGCTCACTGGCTTAGCATGAATAGTAGGGCTTATCCCTTGTGGTCTACGTTTCAGCTCTAACTGGATTGCTCTTAAACTGGCTCTTTATGTTAGCCATCTACAGAATTTGCAAATAAATGCTTATATTCGTAGTTTTAATTTTATTATTTCCATTGTTCCATATTGTATCTACGAATTTCTGATTTACCAAAAGTTTAACTGACTTAACCAAAAATGTCAATAGGGAAATTAAAAGAAAAATTTTTTTGAAAGCTGAAATTGGCTTAAATAAAGGAAATTATGATGATTTTAGGTCATAAACTTAACCGCACTGGAAATTTTGGTGTTGACACTTAACCATAGGTTGTGTAGAATAATCTCAAAGTTAACCGACTTAACCAAACAACATTGATTAACCGAATTAACCGGAACATAACCAGAAAGGGGTGAGATAATGAATGTTCAGTTACTTAAAGCAAAGCGCGTGGAGCGCGGGCTCATGCAGAAGGACCTCGCAGAGGCGTTGGGTATCAGTGAGAAGTCCATGTGTCAAAAAGAATGTAGCAAGCGAAACAAGTTCAAAGCTGATGAGATGATTGTACTTATTAAAGTATTGAATCTATCCTTTGCGGAGTTCGATGCAATTTTTTTTGAACACGACTTAACCAAGTCTTTAAGAAGGATAAGTAAATCTTAAAGATGTGGAGAAGTAACAGAGTAAAGAATAAGGAATGCAATCAACCGGTGCCCTGGAAAGCTAACGGATGATGAACATTCCAAATCTGATTAGAGTCAGTATAGCACACTGGCTCTGGAAAGGAAAGAAGATTTTTATGGATAAGATTTTTATTTGTTCTCCATATAGAGGAGACGAGAAAAAGAACCTTGAGAATGTAAAACGATATTGCAGAGATGCTGCTTACGACGGTATTCCGATTGCACCACATTTATACTTCACGCAGTTTCTGGATGAGAAGGAATGAAGTTTGAACTTGATCATGCAAGGGCAAAACGTATCCCGGTCTGTCTGTATGACGAGAACATGAACCGTGTGAATCTCAGAACCCTTCCGATCGATGAACGTGCAACAACTGAATACCGCAGAGCGCTTAAGGGTCTGCGGCTTGTGAAATAGAAAGGAGAAATTACCATGTGTACTGCATTGTTAAAAATGGCAGAAGGGTATGCCCTTGTAGCCCAGGGAATAAAGGAAATGGCAGAAGCGGAGGGTGCTGTGAAAGCACCGGAAGCAGGGAAGAAAGAGGCAAAGCAGAAACAGGATTCCACAGAGGAAACGGTAACCGTTGAGAAGGTACGTGCCGTACTGGCAGAGAAATCCCGTGACGGAAAGACCCAGGAGGTCAGAAAGCTTTTAAACGAGTTTGGTGCAGACAAGCTGTCTGCGATTCCGGAAGATAAGTTTCCTGACCTCCTGAAGAAAGCAGAGGTGCTCTGATGGCGGCGCATTCGGTGTATCCGCCATCATCTGCCAAACGCTACATGAACTGCACTCCGGCGCTTAAGCTGGAGCAGCAGTTCGAAGATGAGCAGTCCCCGTATGCGGAGGAAGGAAGTGCCGGACACGCACTGGCGGAACACCTGCTCAAAAAGCATCTGAAGAAAAGAAGCAAGCGTCCGGTATCGGATTATTACACGGATGAACTTGTGGAAGCGGTAGATGAGTACGTGGGATATTGCATCGGTCAAATCGAAGCAGCCAAGCAGGAATGCTCTGATCCCGTATTCGAAGTGGAGCGCAGGACGGACATCTCAAGACACATCGAAGGCTGCTTCGGAACAGCGGACATGGTTATCGTTACCGACCATAAAATCCATGTAATCGATTTGAAACTCGGAAAGGGTGTCATGGTGGATGCGGAGCATAACGAACAGCTTATGATTTACGGTCTCGGGATTCTGGATTTTTATGAAATCCTGTATGACATCGAAACTGTGGCACTTACCATTGTCCAGCCGAGGCTTGAGCATCTGTCCACGTGGGAAATCTCGGTGGAGGATCTGAAGAAATGGGCCAAAGAGGAACTGGAACCCAAAGCACGGATGGCACTTGCCGGAGAGGGCGAGTTCAGGGCAGGAGACCACTGCAGATTTTGCAAGGCAAGATTTATCTGCCGTGCCAGAGCGGAGGAGTACCTGAAACTGGCACGGATGGAGTTTGCGGAACCCGCATTTCTTTCGGATGACGAAATCGCAGAGGTTCTGCTTAAGGCGGATACCCTGAAGAAGTGGGTAGAAGAGATATATGCCTATGCACAGAATGAAGCGGTGGTAAACCACAGGCAATGGCCCGGATTCAAACTGGTGCTTGGAAAAAGCAACCGGAAGTACACGGATGAAAATGAGGCGGCAGAAGCTGCCAAGAAAGCCGGGTACACGGACATTTATAAAACTTCCCTTATCGGCATAACCGACATGGAGAAGCTGATGGGAAAGAAGAAATTTTCAGAGATTCTCGGCAGTCTGGTGTATAAGCCGGAAGGCAAGGTTACCTTGGTGCCGGAGTCGGATAAAAGAGAAGCAGTTAAAACAGCAACCGCTGAAGCGGATTTTAAGGAGGAATAAATCATGACAGTTCAGAACACAAAAGTAATCGTACCCTGCAGACTTTCTTACGCTCACATCTGGGAGCCTGACTCCGTAAACGGCAGTGAGCCTAAGTATTCCGTATCCTGCATCATTGACAAGGATGATAAGGATACCATTGTAAAAATTCAGAAAGCCATTGAACTTGCCAAGGGAGAAGGAAAGGGAAAATGGGGCGGCAAGATTCCCGGAAATCTCAAGACACCTTTAAGAGACGGTGACATCGACCGGCCTGAAGATGATGCATATTCCGGAGCCATGTTCTTAAATGCAAACAGCAGACAGGCACCGCAGGTTGTGGATAAGAAGGTTCAGCCGATCCTTGATCAGAGTGAAGTGTACTCCGGCTGTTACGGGAGGGTATCCGTTACCTTTTATGCCTATAATTCCAACGGCAATAAGGGAATCGCGGCAGGTCTCGGGAACGTACAGAAGTTAAGGGATGGAGAACCGCTCGGCTCCAGAGCCAACGCAAAGGATGAGTTCGATGCCGTTGAGGCAGAGGATGATTTCCTTTCATAACACAGGAAACAGGGGCGGTGGAAACACTGCCCCATACATAGGAGGTATCAGGTATGGAAACTTGGAAAGACATAGAAGGCTGTGAAAACAGGTATCAGATCAGCAGTGAGGGTCGGCTTCGCAGAATGCCCCGTTATGTCAGGGGAAGGAATGGGTCAGCCAGAAGACTTCCCCTGCAGGTGCTTGAACTGACAAGAAAACAGGTACTGTCCGTGAGAAAGCAGCTTGTCGAAGGAAAGCATCCGTATGTAATAGCAGAGGACATGGGGATTTCCCGTAAAGTGGTAAGCAAAATCAAAACAGGGAGGTCTTACGCATGGCTCAGTTAATGGCAATCGATATAGAAACCTATTCTGACATAAGTCTTCCTGACTGCGGTGTACACCGGTATGTGTCATCGGAGCAGTTTGAGATACTGCTGTTTGCCTACAGCATAGACGAAGGGGAGATACAGGTAATAGACCTTGCATCCGGGGAACGGATGCCGGAGGAGGTCATGGACTTACTTACGGATGACGGTGTGATAAAGACCGCATTCAATGCTGCTTTTGAAAGAACGTGTATCAACAGATACTTTGGATTATCCCTGAAACCGGAAGCGTGGAGATGTACAGCGGTGCAGTCGGCAATACTGGCCCTCCCGCTTTCCCTGGAGGGTGTGGGAGAAGCACTGTCCCTCGATAAAAAGAAGATGTCGGAAGGGAAGGAACTGATCCGTTTTTTCTGTATGCCGTGCAAGGCTACAAAAGCAAACGGAGGAAGAACCCGAAATCGGCCGGCAGATGCACCGGAGAAATGGGAACAGTTCAAGACATACTGTAAAAGGGATGTAGATGTGGAAATGCAGATAAGAAAGAAGTTAAGGAACTATCCCATTCCGGACAGGGAGCAGGTGCTTTACTGCATGGATCAGCGCATAAATGAAAGGGGAATCCGTGTGGATACACAGATGGTAAGTCAGGCAATCGCCTGTGACCTGCTTTATAAGGAAACGGCTACCAAGAGAGCCTATGAACTGTCCGGTCTGGAAAATCCGAACAGCGTATCGCAGCTGAAGGGGTGGCTTTCGGACAAAGGCATAGAGGTAGATTCCCTTGCTAAGGATACCGTGACGGAACTTGTAGGTAAGACGGAAGGAGAGGTATCGGAACTTCTGAAACTGCGTCTTGCCATGTCAAAAACAAGTGTGAAGAAATATGAAGCCATAGAGCGTGCCGTGTGTGACGGAAGGGTACACGGACTTTTGCAGTTTTACGGAGCGAACAGAACCGGGCGCTGGGCAGGGAGGCTCGTACAGATTCACAACCTTCCGCAGAACCATATGGAAGATCTGGAACTGGCACGCTCCCTTGTAAAAGAAGGACGATTTGATCTGGTGGAAATGCTGTATCCGTCAACACCGGAAGTGCTGTCGGAACTTATCCGTACCGCATTTGTGGCAAAACCAGGCTGCAGGTTCATCATCAGCGATTTCTCTGCCATCGAAGCACGTGTGCTTGCATGGATGAGCGGGGAGGCATGGAGGCTGCAGGTATTTTCCACACACGGAAAGATATATGAAGCTTCGGCATCCGCCATGTTCGGTGTCCCCATTGAAGAAATCGGGAAGACCTCTCCCTTAAGACAGAAGGGAAAGATTGCGGAACTGGCACTGGGATATGGCGGTTCGGTAGGAGCCCTGGTGTCGATGGGCGCAACCAAGATGGGACTTTCCGAAGAGGAGCTTCCTGATCTTGTGTCACAGTGGCGTCTGGCAAATCCGCATATCATGGAGTTCTGGTGGAAAGTGGATGCGGCTGCTTATAAGGCAGTGAAGGAAAGAACCACGGTGCGGACGGACGGGCTGGTCTTTGAATACAGGGGCGGCATTCTTTTTATCCATCTTCCCTCGGGAAGAAAACTTTCCTATGTGAAGCCGCGATTGGAACTGAACAGGTTCGGAAGGGAAGGAATCACATATGAAGGGGTGGGCGAATCCAAGAAGTGGACACGTATAGAAACTTACGGTCCGAAGATGGTGGAAAACATAATCCAGGCCGTATCACGGGATATTCTGGCAGAAGCAATGCTCCGCTTGGAAAAAGCAGGATTTGATATCGTGATGCACGTTCATGATGAAGTGGTACTCGAAGTCCCGGAGGGAGTTTCCGGTGTGGAAGAGGTCAATGAACTGCTGGCGGTAAATCCTTCATGGACAATGGGACTTCCACTCAAGGCGGCAGGATTTGAATCATCATTTTATAAAAAAGATTAGGAGACAGAGAACATGAAACTGTATGTATCAACGGGAAATTCCCGAATGGACAGGAAGTTTAACGGTTCTGAAATGGAGTACGCTGATTTCGTGAACCGGCTTTCCAAGACCACCCGCACGGCAGAGACCGTGGAGCAATACAGGAGACTTCCGAAAGCCAGGCAGGATGATATCAAGGATGTGGGCGGATTCATCCTCGGCAGACTGAAGGGAGGCAGCCGGAAAAAGGACTGCGTATTATCACGTGGGGCACTGACCTTGGATATGGATCACGGTACGGAAAGCATCGTGGATGAAATTGAAATGTTTCATGACATGGAGATGGTCATTTATTCCACCCACAAACACACACCGGAGGCTCCGAGACTCAGATTAATTATCCCGCTGACAAGGGAAGTAACACCGGATGAATACGGTGCGGTAAGCCGGATGATTGCAAGCGATATCGGGATTGAACTGTTTGATGATACCACCTATGAACCCTCAAGACTTATGTACTGGCCTTCCACATCTTCGGATGGGGTGTATGTGTTTAAACAGATCAGCGGGAACATGGTCAATCCGGATGCAGTGCTGTCCCGGTATAAAAACTGGAAGGATGTATCTTCGTGGCCTGTAAGTAACCGTCAGGGAGAAGTGGTAAAACGGGAGATCAGGAAACTGGCAGATCCGATGACCAAGGAAGGCCTGATCGGGGCATTCAACAGAGCCTATCCCATCCGGGAGGCAATTGAGACCTTTCTTTCCGATGTGTATCAGCCGTCAGCCATGCAGGGGCGTTACGATTACGTTCCTGCGGATTCGGCAGCCGGTGTTGTAGTATATGAAGATGCCTTTGTGTATTCCCATCATGCAACGGATCCGTGCTGCGGAATGCTGATGAATGCATTTGATGCGGTAAGACTCCATAAGTTTGGGGATAAGGATGCCAAGGCACTGCCGGGAACGGAACCGGGAAAACTGCCTTCCTTTAAGGCAATGCAGGATTTTGCTTCACGGGATGAAAAGGTAAAGCAGGTGCTTGCCACGGAAAGACAGGCTCTGGCGGCAGCGGAGTTTACGGATGTATCGGATGCCAACTGGCAGATGCAGCTGGAACTGGACCGTCAGGGAAAGATTAAGGATACCCTGCTCAACATTGCCATTATCATCCGATATGATGAGAATCTGCAGAACATCGTATACAACGAGTTTAAGGATACCATTGATGTGACGGGTGTCCTTCCTTGGAAGCAGGTAAAACCGGGATGGAATGACTCAGACCTTGCCAATGCAAAGGTGTATTTCGAGAGGGTATACGGGATCTGGTCACCGACCAAGTTTAAGGATGCCCTGCTTGCGGTGGTTTCATCCGAAAGAGTGTATCATCCGATAAAGGAATATTTTGCACCGCTTGAGTGGGACGGGGTGAAAAGAATCGATACGCTTCTCATTGATTACTTCGGTGCGGAAGATACCCCGTACACACGGGCAGTCATCCGTAAGACCTTGGTGGCAGCGGTAGCGAGAATCTATCAGCCGGGTATTAAGTTTGATTTCATTCTGGTATTAAGCGGTCCGCAGGGACTGGGCAAATCCACCTTCTTTTCCATTCTCGGCATGAAGTGGTTTTCGGATTCCCTGTCCATTTCCGACATGAGGGATAAGACCGCTGCAGAAAAGCTGCTCGGCAACTGGATTCTGGAAATCTCGGAAATGAACGGTATCCGCAAGACCGAAGTGGAAGTAGTAAAGTCCTTCGTTACCCGTCAGGATGATAAGTTCCGACAGGCTTATGGAGTAAATGTGGAGTCCCATCCAAGAAAATGCATCATTGTGGGAAGTACCAACTCGGAGTCAGGATTTCTTCGTGACGTGACGGGTAACAGGCGGTTCTGGCCGGTCCATGTTCCGGGAACGGGAAAGCACCATCCTTGGGAACTTACCGAAGTGGATCAGATATGGGCAGAGGCAATTCATCTGTATAACGAAGGAGAGGAACTGTTCTTAAAAGGTGCAGAGGCAGAGGAAGCATATAAAATGCAACAGGCTGCAATGGAGTCCGATGACCGTGAAGGCATTGTGGAAGAGTACCTTGACCGTCTGCTTCCTGCCAACTGGACCGATATGGACATTTATCAGAGAAGGGCATTCCTCGGAGATGGTGAGTTTGAAACCGCAGGGATTACGGGAACCGTGGTAAGGGAGCGTGTGTGCATCATGGAAATCTGGTGCGAGTGCTTTGGGAAGGAAAGACAGAATCTGAGGAAGTCGGATTCCTATGAGATGGAGGCCATTTTAAATAAAATCGGTGGCTGGAAGAAATATGATGCAAATGCTTCCGGAAAAACAAAAGTACCCCATTATGGCGTACAGAAAACATTTGTAAGGGCTGCTGTGGAAACCAAGGAAACCAGTTAGCGGTTTCCCAAGGTTTCCCAGTAACCGATGAGCAACGTTAGTTGGAAACCGTGCTGATACCTTGGAAATAAAGGGGCTGCGGTTCTTAGTTTCCCATTTTCCCATCTTTTCTTATTGAGTAATGAAAATGAAGATAGAAAGGATTAGAAACCGTATATATGCGCGTAGAGGTTTTGGGGCAATGGGAAACTGCAATGGGAAACGAGGTAAAAGTTATGCGTGAAAGTATGATTGAGAGCCGTCTGCAAAAAGAGGCTAAGAAGCATGGAGGAATGGCAGTCAAGTTTGTGTCTCCGGGGGTCAACGGAGTGCCGGACAGACTGGTCCTTATGCCTTGTGGCAGAATGGCATTTATTGAATTGAAAGCACCGGGAAAAACTCTGAGAGCCTTGCAGCTGAAAAGAAAACGACAGCTGGAGAGACTTGGCTTCCGGGTGTATGTTGTGGATGGTGTGGAACAGATAGGAGGAGTTCTTCGTGAAATACAAAGCACATGAATATCAGTCCTTTGCAACAGATTTTATTATAAAGCATTCCGTCAGCTGCCTGATATTGGACATGGGACTTGGCAAGACCGTGGTTACCCTTACAGCACTCTGGAATCTTCTGTTTGATTATTTTCTGTCAGCAAGGGTTCTCGTGATCGCACCGAAGCGTGTGGCAGAGAATACGTGGCCGGCAGAGATTGAAAAGTGGGAGCATCTGGCGGGACTGACTTATTCCCTCGTGTCGGGGACAAGGAAACAGAGAGAAGATGCCCTTGCCAGACAGGCGGATGTTTATATCATCGGCAGGGATAACATCACCTGGCTTGTGGACAGCGGGCGGTTTAAATTTGATACGGTCATCGTGGATGAACTTTCCAGCTTCAAGGCCCCAAAAGCGCAGAGGTTTAAATCCTTAAAGAAGGTAAGACCTGCGGTAACACGAATCGTGGGATTAACGGGCACTCCGGGTAATCTCATGGATTTATGGGCAGAAATCGGAATTCTTGATATGGGGCAGAGACTCGGGCGGTTTATCGGAGGATACCGTGACAGGTTCTTTGTACCGGATAAACGTAACCGGGAGATTATCTTTTCCTATAAACCGAGAGAGGGAGCGGAAGATAAAATCTATGAACTGATTTCGGATATCACGATATCGATGAAAGCCGTGGATTATCTTGATATGCCGGAGTGCATTTATAATAGAGTGGAAGTATCCATGTCAAAGGAAGAACAGGCACTGTATGAACAGCTTCGTGATGACATGATTATTCCCTTTGGAGAAGGAGAGGATATCGATGCCGTGAATGCCGGAGCCTTAAGCAACAAATTACAGCAGATGGCAAACGGTGCGGTGTATGACGAATCCGGCAATGTCCGCCTGATTCATGACAGAAAGCTGGATGCGCTGGAGGATCTGATTGAAGCCGCTAATGGAAAACCGCTTCTGGTTGCCTATTGGTTTAAGCATGACCGGGGCAGAATCATGAAACGGTTTCCGGTAAGGGATATCAACACGGCAAAAGATATGAAGGACTGGAATGAAGGTAAAATTCCTGTGGCTCTGATTCATCCGGCTTCGGCAGGACATGGACTGAATCTGCAGGAAGGCGGTTCGACCATCATATGGTTTTCCAACATCTGGCCTTTGGAGTTATATCAGCAGCTGAATGCCAGACTGTGGAGACAGGGACAGAAACATACGGTAGTGATAGAACACTTGGTAACAAAAGGAACAATTGATGAAGATATCCTTCTTTCCCTTGAGAAGAAGGATGATATGCAGGAAGCCATGATAGCTGCTGTTAAGGTAAGGATTGGAGGTGGAAAGGATGAGGGCAGAAGCGATGTTTAAGGAATACAGAACCATGAAAAAGGAACTGTCGGTACTTAAGTTTCAGATGAGTCAGTTTAAAGGCGTGGATGAGAATGACTTCATTCTTTCCATGCAGTTTTCCCACCCGGAAGAAGGAGAACGGGTACAGACGAGCGGCATATCCGATAAGACGGCATCGGCTGCCATGAACTATAGGAAAATAATGGAAAGGGAAAATGATGAGTGGTTTGACTTCCTTTGGAGCAGATACCGCTATGTCAGTGAGGAGATTTCCTTTTTTGAAAACAGTGTGGCAGCCCTGCCCGGAAACTTAAGCGGTGTGATGCAGGATCTCGTTATGGGAGAAGTGACATGGGAGAATATAGCGATGAAGTACCATGTTACAACGGCCATGATAGCCAAGTATAAAAAGAAGGCACTTTGTGAACTGGAAGCAATGTATGAATTACGGGACAGGCAGACGGAAGCCTATATTTTAAGTTAGGAGGGATTACGATGTGTAAGCGTGGAGACATATATTCCGTGGATTTCGGTAACAATCACAATTCCCATAAGCAGAGTGGTATCAGACCTGCAATAATTGTGAGCAATAACAGGGCAAATACAAATTCCCCTGTGATTACGGTCGTACCGTTATCAGCAAGAGTGTGGAAGAGAAGGTATCTGCCGACTCACGTGTTCATTCCGTTAAGGAGAGGGAGCGGACTGGACAAGCCAAGCATAGCACTGGCGGAGCAGGTGGAAGCATTGGATAAAAGATGCCTTGGGGAGAAAATCGGAGAGATCACTGATGAAATGATCATGGAAAAACTGACGGTGGCTCTTCAGATACAGATAGGAGCATACGGTGAGTACAATTAAGGATAAGAAACGAAATCGGTTAGTTAAAGGTTAGTTGTTGGTAAGTGGATTATGAAAAAACAATGTGGTAATATTAAGATGGCGAAACAGAAAGGAGGCAGAGATGCCTCTTTTCTTTATGCCCGTGGTGGCGGCTTTCCAATCCTTTCACTCCACCACGATACATAGAAGGGAGGCGGTCAATGTGCCGATGAAACCAAAGAAGCCATGCCATCATCCCGGATGTCCGAAGCTGACGGACGGATACTATTGTGAGGAACATGAAGTACAGCACCGCAGTGACCGGATGAGCAGCGGGAAACGAGGGTACGGAAGCAGATGGCAGAAAGCAAGGAAGAGATATCTTCGTCTGCATCCGCTGTGCGTGAAGTGCTATGAAAAAGGAATGGCAGTGGAAGCAACGGTGGTTGATCATATAAAACCGCACCGTGGTGACCCGGTTCTTTTTTGGGACGAGAACAACTGGCAGAGCCTTTGCAAATCCTGCCATGATAATAAGACATGGAACGAGGATTCCAATCCGGAGTACAGATTCTGACACCCGTGGGGGTATCTGAATCTCTACAGGGTAAGCCACTGAAGACCGGCGCCCCCTCAAACGCAGATTTTCGCAGAATTGAACACGGGGGATAGGAAACGGAGACACATTTTTTTGCAAAACAGTGAAGATACAGACCGTTCCGGCAGGTTTTCTTTTGCCAAAAAGTAAATAAAAACAGGGTTTTTAATGGGTAAAAAGTGTTGAAAAAGATGCTTTTTGCCCATTTTTTATGCCGGAGAAAGGAGAAGAGCCGGATGACCGAATTTCAGGAACAGCAGATACGGCTGATGCGGGAGCAGGGTATCGGCTACAGACTCATAGGAAACAGACTGGGTCTTTCTCGTGACATTGTAAGAAATTTCTGCAGGAGCAGAAATCTGGATGGGTACGGAAAAGCGTTATCCAAAAATCTGGAGGAGCAGGTAATGCTCGGAAGGCAGTGCTTATGCTGCGGGAAGGAACTGGAACAGCCAAAGACCGGAAGACCGAAAAAATTCTGCTCCGACAAATGCAGACGGATGTGGTGGAAGATACACCCCGAAAGAATGCAGAGAAACGAAACCGCCATGTACCACATGACCTGTGCAAGGTGTGGAAAGGATTTTATTTTCTATGGAAACAGAACCAGAAAGTATTGTGGGCATGAGTGCTATATAAAAGCGAGATTTTGGGAGGTAGAAGATGAAAACAGCTAAATTACAGATGCTGCCGATAAGCAGTCTGAACCCGGCTGATTATAATCCGAGGAAGAAACTGACTCCGAAGGATAAGGAATACGAGAAAATCAGACGATCCATTGAGGAGTTCGGGTTTGCGGATCCTGTGGTGATCAATTCCGACATGACGATTATTGGCGGACATCAGAGGGTAACGGTTGCACAGGCTCTGGGTTATACGGAAGTCCCCTGTGCGGTAGTGGATCTTGACAAGCAGCAGGAAAAGGCCCTGAATGTTGCCCTGAATAAAATCACGGGTGCATGGAACGAAGAACTGCTTGCTGATCTGATCCAGAATCTGCAGGATTCGGATTTTGATGCAGGGCTTACGGGATTTGAACCACCGGAGATAGAGCAGCTGTTTAATAAGGTCCATGACAAAAAGGTCAAAGAGGATGACTTCGATGTGGAGGCGGAACTGAAGAAACCGTGCGTTGCCAGAAAAGGTGATGTGTGGCTTCTCGGAAAACACAGGGTTTTGTGCGGGGATTCCATTCTTCCCGAAAGCTACAACATTCTGATGGAAGGCAGACGGGCAAACATGGTTCTTACGGATCCGCCCTACAACGTGGATGTGGAAGAGACTGCTGGAAAGATTCAGAATGACAATATGTCCGATGAGGATTTTTATAAATTCCTTTTTGCAGCCTTTGTAAACATGGAACAGAACATGGAAGCGGATGCCTCCATATATGTATTCCATGCGGATACGGAAGGACTGAATTTCAGAAAGGCATTTAAGGCGGCAGGGTTTAAGCTGTCCGGGTGCTGTATCTGGAAGAAGAATGCACTGGTGCTTGGCAGAAGTCCGTATCAGTGGCAGCACGAACCCTGCCTTTACGGATGGAAAATGAACGGGAAGCATCAGTGGTATTCGGACCGTAAGCAGACAACCATCTGGGAATATGACCGCCCAAAGGCAAGTAAGGATCATCCTACGATGAAGCCCATTGCCCTCATGGCATATCCGATACAGAATTCTACCATGATGGGATGCACCGTTCTGGATCCCTTCCTCGGTTCCGGCTCCACGCTGATGGCCTGTGAGCAGACGGGAAGGGTATGCTGCGGAATCGAACTGGAAGAGAAGTTCGTGGATGTCATCGTAAACCGGTACATGGAAATGACGGGTTCCGGTGCGGATGTGTATGTCATCCGTGACAACATGAAAATTTCATATCAGGATTTAGGAAAGGCGGTGGATTATAATGAAGACACAGACCTTTCTTGATTTCTGTTCCGGAATTGGTGGCTTCAGGCTGGGGCTTGAAACCGCAGGGCATAAATGTATCGGATACTGCGAGTATGACAAGTTTGCAAGAGCCTCCTATGAGGCAATGTATGATACGGAAGGAGAATGGACGGCACATGACGTTACCAAACTTAAATCAGACGAAATTCCCTATGCCGACATCTGGTGTTTCGGATTCCCCTGCCAGGACATCTCCGTTGCCGGAAAACAGCGGGGACTGGTCGGAAAAAGAAGTGGAATATATTTCAACATTATTGACCTCATCAAAGGCAAAGAAGAAAACGATAGACCCACATACCTTCTTGTTGAGAACGTTAAGAACCTGTTATCGATTAATGCAGGATTCGACTTTGCCACCGTTTTGTCTGAAATGGACGAAGCGGGGTATGACTGTCGGTGGCAGGTGCTTAACTCCAAGAACTTCGGAGTACCGCAGAACAGAGAGCGTGTGTTCATTATCGCAAATCTTAGAAGCCGAGGTAGACGAGAAATATTATCTCTCACCGGAGAAAACGAAGCAGCTCTTAACCAGCTTGTAGGAGGTATGCAGGGATACCGGGTATACGGTACGGACGGTGTATCCGCTACCCTTGTTGGAAATGCAGGAGGAGTCGGAGCAAAAACAGGACTGTACTTCATTGACCAGTCCAATACCGCTCCGAAGGTTACGGATACTGCCAGATGCCTGACCGCAAGATACACATCCGGGATGGTCAATCATACGGCCATGAATTCCGCAGTGCTTGAAGTACATCCGGTGCTTACACCGGAACGTATAGAAAAGAGGCAGAACGGCAGGCGGATGAAGGAAGACGGAGAGCCGATGTTTACACTGACCGGTCAGGACAGACATGGTGTGTATCTGTGCGAGAAGGCGGAGCAGGTGCTTCGTGTTAAGAATGCCACCAAGAAGGGATTCGAAGAGGCAAGGGAAGGAGACTGCGTAAATCTGGCATTTCCCGACAGCAGTACCAGAAGGGGAAGGGTAGGAAAAGGATGTTCACAGACACTTGACTGTGGCGGTCAGATGGGCGCGGTCGTAAAAGCGGGGCGCATCAGACGCCTTACTCCGAGGGAATGTTTCAGACTGCAGGGGTTTCCGGATGCTTTGTTTGACCGTGCAGCCAAGGTCAACTCCGATGCCCAGTTATATAAACAGGCGGGGAATGCGGTGACCGCAACGGTAGCCTATGCGGTGGCAATGAGTCTTCCGGAATCAAGGGCAGATAAAATATAACGGAAAATGAAAAAAAGACTGGCTATTTTCTTCGTTATGAGTGATATATGTAGTACCAAAACGAAACGGAGGAAACAGCGTATGCAGATAGTAACAACAGCGGCAGACAGAAAAGAAATCGTGAAAGCGATGGAAAGCATCCTCGGGATGAAAGCAAAATATCAGGGTCCACCGACCTTTGCCTATGTGATCGGCAGTTTTACGGTTGACAGGAACGGGGCGGTGGAAACGGACTCTGAAGAAGAGGGAAACAGAATGAAACAGGAACTTACGGCAAGGGGACTTGTTAAAGCGGATGAAACCACCCTTAAGGTGGAACTTCCCATGACGGGTATGACAGCGGATGCGGTTAAAAACCTTCTTTACATGATCCATGGAAAGCAGTATCTTCTGCAGAAAGCTATCGGTGCAGATACCATTCAGGTTTCCGGGAAACTGGTGGAGAGACTGCAGAGCGAGGACGCAAAAGACCTTGAAACGGTACTCCGGATTGTCGGGGAAGAGCAGCCTTTGGGGATTGCCTTTTCGGAAGAAAGGATCAGCTTTTCGGGTTTCCCCTTTGATGCGGAAAGGGTAAAAGCCTATACGGAACTTGCCGCCCTTATGGTTAAAGGGGCAAAGGAAGCAAAAAGAGTCAGTCTGAAAGAAACCATAGAGGAAAATGAAAAATACTATATGCGGATATGGCTTGTAAGGCTCGGCCTTGATGGAAAGGAAGCAAAGGAAACCCGAAGGGTGCTTCTTCAGAATCTGAAAGGTCATACGGCATTCCGCACGGAAACAGATAAGGAAAAATGGATGGAGAAAAACTCCAAAAAGAAGGAAAACGAAACCGAATAGAGCTGCCATAATGTACACAAATAAAGGGTAAAATCCTTGTGTACATTATGCTCCGAATTCACTGGATATATGTGCCGTACAGAGCGAATATGTACCTACCGAAAGGGAAAACAGCCAAAAAGGAAGGTACATAGAGATGAACGAAAAAACAAGAATCCAGATTGAAGAGATGAAAAAGCAGACCATCGGGGTCGAGATTGAGATGAACCACATCACAAGGGAAAAGGCTTCCAAACTTGCAGCCGGCTTTTTCGGAACAGACAGATACGAGTACACGGACGGAAGAAACGGTTACAGCACCTGGTCCACATGGGACGGAAACGGAAGGGAATGGAAATTCCAAAAGGATGTGAGCATTGCGGGACCCGACAGCGAGAAATGCGAACTGGTTACCCCGATCCTTACCTACGATGACATACCGGTCCTTCAGGAACTAATAAGAATCTTAAGACATAACAAGGCAGTCAGCAACGCAAACGAAGGATGCGGAGTCCACATCCACATCGGAGCGGACGGGCATACACCAAAGAGCCTCAGAAACCTTGCAAACATCATGGCAAGCCACGAAAGCCTTCTGATAGATGCCATCAACATTGACCACCGCAGGGCAGACCGCTACTGCCGGACGGTCAACAGGAACTTTCTCAAGAAACTCAACAGCAGAAAGCCGAAGACGATGGAGAAATTGAAAGACCTCTGGTACACCGAGAACGGAGCGAGCTACGGAAGGGACAGACACTACAATGACAGCAGATACCATATGCTGAACTACCATGCGACTTTTACAAAAGGGACCATCGAATTCAGACTTTTCCAATTCGACAACCCTTCCGGGGGAAAGAGAGGCGGATTACACGCAGGGGCACTTAAGAGTTACATTCAGCTCTGCCTCGCACTCAGCCAGATGGCAAAGACAGCTTCCTCGGCAAGCCCGCAGGAACCGCAGCACGAAAATCCGAAATACGCAATGAGAACTTGGCTTCTCCGACTCGGATTCATCGGAGAGGAATTTGCAACGGCAAGGGACATCTTGACAAGAAGACTTGAAGGGGACGGGGCATTCAGAAACGGAAGAGCATAAACAAAAGGAGACAGCCTTCCGCTACCTTCGACCGCACGGGCGGTCTTAAGGTGGTAGAAGGGTATCCCCTTCGGAAAGGATGGATAAAAAGATGAGCAAGTATTACTTAGCTTACGGCAGCAACCTGTCGATGGCACAGATGGCAGGACGGTGTCATGATGCAGTTTATGTCGGGACGGCAGAAATTGTGGATTATCAGCTTCTGTTTAAGGGAAGCCGGACAGGGAGTTACCTGACGATAGAACCGAAGGATGGAAAGACGGTTCCGGTTTTTGTCTGGAGAATCAGTGACAGGGATGAAAGAAATCTTGACCGTTATGAAGGCTGCCCGGAATTTTATTACAAGCGGGAAGTTACCGTGGAAATGAAATCCATGCAGGATGGAATACCAGTTGGAAAAATTGATGCACTGGTATATATCATGCATGAGGCTCGCTCCCTCGGATGTCCCACACTGCGGTATTATGAAGTCTGCCTTGAGGGATATCGGAGATTCGGATTTCCAAGCAGCATCTTGGAGCAGGCACTGCGGAACAGTGTCGGAAAGCGGCGGGGAAATGCCATGCTGAAGGAGGCGGGGTATTATGATTAGAAGACCATATCCCACGGAAAAGGAAATTCAGGGCGTAAAGGCCGGTTATCCGAAGGGATGCAGAGTGGAACTGGTGAGAATGGAGGATCCGTATGTAAACATACCGCCCGGGACAAGGGGCACGGTTACGGGCGTGGATGATATTGGTACAATTCATGTAGCATGGGATACGGGGCATCATTTGGGAATTGCACTTATGGAAGACGAATGCAGAAGGGTGGATGAACAGAATGGAGTTTGAGAACGGTATAAATCAGATAGTGCGGAGCAGAATGACTGAATTCAGGAAGAAGTACCTGCAGATCAGTGTTGAGGAGTTTTCCAAACAGACAGGAATTGACATAGGCAGGATAAGGAAGATAGAAGCCGGTCAGGGGAAGGTAAGGTTAAGTGAAATGGTGACAGTCATGGATGTTTATTCCTTAAGCAGTGAATACCTGCTTGGAAGGGTTGACCGTCCCAAGCCGATAATTATGGATCCGCAGACCGCAAAAGCGTGGGCAGCCATTGAACAGCTTTCCATGGAAGACCTGCATAAACTGTATGACATGATGAAGAAAAAGCAGGGAGTTACAACCATCTGCTATGGGGAAGAAAAGGTGTGGGATTCGAGGGAAGAGGCAGAAGCCTTTTTCCTTCAGGCAATGGCAGATTCCGAGGGAAGCGAGCAGAACCGCTATGCCACCATATATACCAAACTGCAGATGGGATTGGAGGTATGCAGTGATGATGAGTGAGGCGGTAAAAGAGCAGATACTTGCCGTAAGGAACACGGCACTTACCAACATGTCTGATATTCCTGCGGTACAGAAGATTGCTTCCGATATGGGATATCATGAACTTGTTCTTTTCCTTGAGGAAAACAGAAATACCTACGTGCAGTTTATCCTTACGGGGAAATCATAATATACACTACAGTCTATGGCATACTGTATTTTGCTTCAAGAATACAGGAAAGTGAGTCTGCATAAAGCAGGACGGGAAATAAGAGATTTGAAAAAAGGCTTCTTCGGAGGTCTTTTTTGCTGCCATGAAACGGAGGTGAGGACAGTGGCGCAGAGAGGAAGGAAACCGAAGCCAACGGCAATCAAGGTTCTTGAGGGAAATCCGGGCAAGAGAAGCCTTAATACGGGTGAACCTAGGCCACAGAAGAGAGCACCACGCTGTCCGGCATGGCTTGAGGATGAGGCAAAAAAGGAATGGAAACGGATGAGCAGACAGCTTGAAGATCTGGGAATTCTTACGGAGATTGATATGGCTGCCTTTGCCGGATACTGTCAGGCATACGCAAGATGGAAGGAAGCAGAGGAGTTTATTACCCAGCACGGTACAATCGTAAAGACCCCGAGCGGATACTGGCAGCAGGTACCGCAGGTATCCATTGCCCAGACTTATCTGAAAATCATGAACAAATTCTGTGAGCAGTTTGGCCTGACACCGTCTGCCAGAAGCAGAATCGTTTCGGATAAAAACGAGGATAAACAGAGTGATGAGATGGAACTTTTACTTGTGAAAGGCGGTGGCGGCTAATGTTTTGTCAGGAAAAAGCGGATTATGCAGTGAATTTCATTAACTGCCTGAAACACACCAAGGGAAAGTGGAGGGGTGTTCCGTTTGAACTGCTTCCTTGGCAGAATGTTATCATTCGTGACATATTCGGCACGGTTAAGGATAACGGATACAGGCAGTATAATACAGCCTATGTGGAAATTCCAAAGAAAAACGGAAAATCGGAGCTGGCAGCTGCCATCGCATTATATATGACCTGTGGTGACGGAGAGTGGGGTGCAGAGGTATACGGCTGTGCATCCGACAGGCAACAGGCGTCCATCGTATTTGATGTTGCGGTGGATATGGTGGATCAGTGTCCGGCACTGAAAAAGAGAATAAAGCCGGTCATGTCAGTAAAGAGGCTGGTGTATGTCCCCACAAACAGTTTTTATCAGGTACTGTCGGCCGAGGCATACACCAAGCACGGTCTGAATGTCCATGCGGTTATTTTTGACGAACTGCATGCACAGCCGAACAGGGAACTGTTTGATGTCATGACAAAAGGCTCCGGTGATGCCAGAACCCAGCCACTGTATTTTCTTATCACGACAGCCGGGACGGACAGAAATTCCATCTGTTTTGAACAGCATCAGAAAGCGGTGGATATCAGGGAGGGACGCAAGATTGACCCGACATTTTATCCCGTGATTTACGGGGCAGCCGATGAGGATGACTGGACCAGTGAAGAGACATGGTATAAATCCAATCCCTCCCTCGGATATACGATTGACATTGAAAAGGTAAGGAATGCCTGTATCAGTGCAAGGGAGAATGCGGCAGAGGAAAATATTTTCAGACAGCTTCGTCTGAACCAGTGGGTAAAGCAGTCTACCCGTTGGATGCAGATGGATAAATGGGATGAGTGTGCATTTCCGATTCATGAGGAGGAACTGATTGGAAGGGACTGCTATGGCGGTCTTGACCTTTCAAGTACATCAGATATCACTGCTTTTGTGCTTGTGTTCCCGCCAAGGAGTGACGATGAGAAATACATCATTCTTCCGTACTGCTGGATACCGGAAGATAACATGAGGCTGCGTGTCAGACGGGATCATGTCCCCTATGATGTGTGGGCAGCCGAAGGGTGCCTTCAGACTACGGAAGGAAATGTCATCCATTACGGTTTTATTGAAAACTATATCGAGGAACTTGGTACAAAGTATCATATCAAAGAGATTGCATTTGACAGATGGGGTGCAACGCAGATGGTGCAGGATCTTGAGGGAATGGGATTTACGGTTGTTCCTTTCGGTCAGGGCTATAAAGATATGAGTCCCCCAACAAAGGAACTGATGAAACTTACCTTGGAAGAGCGGATTGCACACGGCGGCCATAAGGTACTCCGGTGGATGATGGACAATGTTTATGTCAGACAGGATCCGGCAGGGAATATCAAAATGGATAAGGAAAAGTCCACGGAAAAAATCGACGCGGCAGTGGCAACGGTCATGGCACTTGACAGGGCAATCCGGAATCAGGGTTCAGAGGGGTCTGTATATGATAACCGGGGAATTCTCGTATTCTAAGAAAGGGTGTGCAGTATGATTGTGGCAGCAGTGATAGGTTTTCTCCTGATACGGGAAGCCTTAAACGATATGGAGCGTTTCTATTAGGAATGTTTCTTTTTTTGTCTTTTTATATGAAACGTATCATGAGAACAGATTTCATGTAAAGCAGATTTTAAATCCGGTCTATTACGATGCCTGTGATAGGGGTCTTCGTAGTGATGTTTGTGACTGATCTGACAGGAAGAGTAATGCTGTCCGTCTTCTGCAATAAGATGCCAGTAGTGCCTGGTATTCTTCGACTGAAGGGTTACGCAGTAGGCTCCGGCCTGAAGAATCCTGAAATAGGATGGGTCAATTGCTGATAATTCATTTGTAGTAAACAAAACGTATCTCCTTTCCAGTGTAAATAAAGAAATGGGAATTGATGCCGGATTCCGGCGGATAAGTGTTTAGAACTTCTGAACCCATTATATATCAGTCATGGCAGGAGGACAAGATTAAATTTGTGATCATGGAAAAAGTGACGGCAGATTATTCCATAAGGAGGATGGCTATGAATATTAAATCAGTTTTCGGTTTCAGTTCACGGGATAAACCCAAAGATACGGTGGGAAGCGGAGTGTCTTTCATGTTTGGGAGAACCACAAGCGGTAAACCCGTGAATGAAAGAAGTGCCATGCAGACCACGGCAGTTTATTCCTGCGTGAGAATACTGGCAGAGGCGGTTGCCTCGCTGCCACTTCATGTGTATGCATACAAAGAAGGCGGTGGAAAGGAGATGGTAACAGGCCATCCCTTATATACACTGCTTCATGATGAACCTAATCCCGAGATGACTTCATTCGTGTTTCGTGAAACACTGATGAGTCATCTTTTAATTTGGGGAAATGCCTATGCACAGATCATAAGGGACGGAGCCGGAAGAGTCATCGGTCTGTATCCGCTTCTGCCGGACAGGATGGATGTGGAAAGGGATGAAAGAGGAAGACTTTATTATGTGTATTCCAGAAACACGGACGAGAATCCGAATTTCAAGGGAAGTGGGGATTTTGTTCTGAAAGAGGATGATGTGCTTCATATTCCGGGACTTGGGTTTGACGGACTGATCGGGTATTCCCCGATTGCAATGGCAAAGAACGCAGTGGGAATGACACTTGCCTGTGAGGAATACGGTGCATCGTTCTTTGCAAACGGGGCGAATCCGGGCGGTGTTCTGGAACATCCGGGAGTGCTAAAGGATCCGGGCAAAGTCCGTGAATCATGGAATTCCGTATACCGTGGAAGCAATAATGCCCATAAGGTTGCGGTACTGGAAGAGGGTATGAAATACCATCAAATCGGGATACCACCGGAGGAGGCACAGTTTCTGGAAACACGGAAGTTCCAGTTAAACGAGATTGCAAGGCTCTACCGGATTCCACCGCACATGATAGGGGATTTGGATAAGAGCAGCTTCAATAACATTGAACAGCAGTCTCTGGAATTCGTGAAATATACACTGGACCCTTGGGTTATCAGATGGGAACAGTCACTGCAGAAGGCACTCCTTCTTCCCGGAGAGAAAGGAAAGTATTTTATAAAGTTCAATCTGGACGGACTTCTGCGCGGGGATTATAAATCCCGGATGGAAGGATATGCAACGGGCAGACAGAACGGATGGCTTTCCGCAAACGATATCCGTGAAATGGAGAACATGAATCCAATTCCGGATGAAGAAGGGGGTAACCTGTATCTGATTAACGGTGCCATGACAAAACTTGCGGATGCAGGGATATTTGCCGGAGTAGAACAGGCGCAGGAACAGGTCAGCAAAAACAGCAGAAAGCGAGGTAAGTGATGAAACGCAAATTTTGGAACTGGGTTAGAAACGAGGGCGATTCTCAGGAGAGAACGCTCTTTTTAAATGGTGAAATTTCGGATGAGACATGGTATGGGGACGAAGTGACACCACAGTTATTTAAGGATGAACTGAATGAAGGAAATGGAAACATCACGGTGTGGATCAATTCTCCCGGAGGGGATGTATTTGCGGCGGCACAAATTTATAACATGCTTCGTGATTACAAGGGTGCGGTCACGGTTAAGATTGACGGTCTGGCTGCATCGGCCGCTTCGGTCATTGCAATGGCTGGGGATGAGGTTCTGGTATCTCCGGTAGCCATGTTGATGATTCATAACCCTGCGACCATCGCCATGGGGAATGCCAAGGAGATGGAGAGGGCAATCGGAATGCTGAATGAAGTAAAGGAAAGCATTCTGAATGCATATGAAACCAAAACAGGACTGAACCGGATAAAGCTCTCCCACATGATGGATGAGGAAACCTGGTTCAATGCCAAGAAAGCAGTGGAACTTGGATTTGCGGATAAAATCCTGTTTTCTGATACGAAGCCGGAAGGAGAAACGGATGCCTCCGTTCCCAATGAAGGGTCAAAAGAGGAAGATGCGGTAAAGGGTATGAAAATACCGGAATCCATGCTGTATTCCCAGAAGTCCGTCAGTGATTCCTTTCTTTCCAAGGTAACGGATACACGGGAAAAGCAGGGACAGGTTCCCATTGAACAGTTAAGGCAGAGACTTAGTCTCATAGCACATTAAAGGAGGATTTTGACATGAGTCAGACATTGGAATTGAGAGAAAAGAGAGCAAAGGCATGGGAAGCCGCGAAGGCATTCCTTGATGCCAAGGCAACGGACGGAGCATTTGCTTCGGCAGAAGATGCTGCTGCCTATGACAGAATGGAGCAGGAGGTCATGGATCTGGGAAAACAGATCGACAGACTGGAAAGACAGGCAGCAATTGACGCAGACCTTGCGAAAGCAACCAGTACACCGATTACCAATCAGCCCAATGCAAAGGCAGATGGTGATGCAAAACAGGGAAGGGCATCCGATGAATATAAGAGAGCGTTCTGGAACGGTATGAGAAACAAGATGTCATACGAAGTACAGAACGCTCTTTCCATTGGTACGGATTCCGAAGGCGGGTATCTCGTACCTGATGAATATGAGAAGAAGCTGGTACAGGCGCTGGAAGACGAAGTGTTTTTCAGAAGCATTGCAAACGTAATCAAGACTTCCAGCGGAGACCGCAAGATTCCCATCGTTACGAGCAGGGGAGAGGCGGCATGGATTGACGAGGGCGGTCAGTTCCCTGAAAGCGATGACAGCTTCGGACAGACATCCATCGGTGCTTACAAGCTGGCAACCATGATTAAGGTTTCCGATGAACTTCTCAATGATTCCGTATTTAACATCGAGAATTATATCTCCAAGGAATTTGCAAGAAGAATTGGTACAAAGGAAGAGGAGGCATTCTTTGTCGGTGACGGTAAAGGAAAACCGGAAGGGCTTTTTGGTTCGGCCGATCTTGGCGTGACTGCAGCAACAGTGAGCATCACTTTCGATGATGTAATGGATCTGTTCTATAGTCTCCGTGCCCCTTATCGTAAGAAAGCTACTTGGCTTCTGAATGACTCCACGGTTAAGGCAATCAGAAAATTAAAGGACGGCAACGGAAATTATATCTGGCAGCCTTCCGTAAGGGACGGCGAGCCTGACCGTATCCTGAACAGACCTTATAGAACATCCATTTATGTTCCTGAACTTGCAACAGGAAACAGGGTCATGGCGTTCGGTGATTATTCTTATTACTGGATTGCCGACCGCCAGGGCAGAAGCTTCAAAAGACTGAATGAGCTGTATGCTACAACCGGACAGGTTGGTTTCCTTGCATCGGAACGTGTAGATGGAAAGCTGGTTCTTTCTGAAGCAGTAAAGACCTTGGAAATCAAAGGTTCTAAGTCTGTTTCTTCATAACAGGAAAATGTAAGCCGGACAGTCCGTAAAGGAGTGTCCGGTATTTTGGAGGTTATGTATGGCGGTGACACTTGAAGAAGCAAAATGCTATCTGAGGCAGGACTCTTCAGATGAAGATGCACTGATTGAAAAATTAATAGTAACAGCAGAAAAGATATGCCTTGATGTGGCAAGAAACACAAAAGTGCCTGATAATTCCCCGGAATATGAGATAGCAGTCTGGTTTGCCATTGCCTATTTGTATGAACACAGGGAGGAAGCAGATCACAGCGAACTGATGCTTACTTTAAGAAGTCTGCTGTCAGGAAGCAGAGAGGTGGTGTTTTAATGAATATCGCAGCCATGAATGTTAGAATCTGCATTCAGAAAAGCAGGACGGTTACGGATGAAATAGGAAATCATAAAAGTATGTGGGAAGATTATTTTTCATGTTACGCCACTGTAAGTGATAAAACCGCAGATGAAGGTGATACGGCCGGGCAGACTGTTGTAAGTGAAAGAATGGATTTCACAGTCAGGTTTTGTCAGGAAACCAAGGCGATTACTTCTAAGGAATACAGAATTCTGCTGGGAGATAGAATTTACAATATTATTTCTGTAGATGATATGGCTTTTAAGCACAGGAGTTTGAAGTTCCATGCCGAGCTTGTAAGGAGGTAGCCATGAAAACAATATCCGTTGATGAAATGGGAAATGCCATAGCGAAGGAATTTGAGGACTATGTAGAACTGTCAGTTTCCAAAGTAAAAACCATCGTGAAGGATGTGGCAGATGATGTGAAAAAGAAGATACAGGAGAACGCTCCGGTAGATACGGGAGCATATAAGAAGTCGTGGGGGATTACACAGACTGCCAATTCTTCTCTTGGAGCAACCTATGTTGTTTATGCAAAAAAGTACCGGCTGACACACCTTTTGGAATATGGACATGCCAAGCGCGGCGGAGGAAGGACAAAGGCAAAACCTCATATCGCAAAAGGAGAAACACTGGCTGTTTCAGAGCTTAAGAAAGCAGTGGAGGAAGGTTTATGACGGCAGAGAACGTAGCCAAAATGCTGGAAGAAATGAAACTCCCATTTGCATATCATCATTTTGCGGAAGGGGAGTCTCCTGATCCGCCTTTCCTTGTGTATCTCTATCCGGGAGCAGATAATTTTGCAGCCGATGGGGTTACCTATTTTAAAGTGAATAAACTTCATATCGAACTTTATACAGATTATAAGGATGTCGATTTGGAGGAAAAGGTAGAGGCTGTGCTTATAGGGCATGGTCTTTTTTATGATAAGTCAGAAGTATGGATTTCAAGCGAAAAGCTGTATGAAGTCCTGTATCAAATGGAGGTATAAAAATGGCTAAGAATAAAGTGAAATTCAATCTGAGCAATGTCCATTTCGCACCATTAAGAGAAGCAGAGAATGGGACAATCACATGGGATACGCCAATTCCCATTCCGGGTGCGGTATCCATTTCCCTTGACCCGGAAGGAGAGCCGGAATCATTCTATGCAGATGGAGTAGAGTATTTTGTTATCAATTCCAATCAGGGCTACTCCGGAGATTTGGAGATTGCACTTATTCCGGAGACTTTCAGTACCGAAATTTTAAATGAAACGGCAGATTCCAATAATGTTCTTGTGGAAAACAGTAATTCACAGGTAGGACACTTTGCACTGCTGTTTGAGTTTGACGGTGATCTGAAAAAAATCCGTCATGTACTGTATAACTGTTCTGCATCCAGACCAAGCATTTCTTCCAAGACTAATGAGGCAACAAAGGAAGTACAGACGGAGAAACTGACCATCAAAGCCCGCCCACTTGCCAATGGGCTGGTTAAGGCAAAATCCGGAGATACCACAAAAGCAGCTGCCTATAACGGCTGGTACAAGGCAGTTTATCAGTCGGATGCCGTAGGCGGTTATGATACAGAAGAAACGGATACCACAGAAGGTAAGAAATAGGAGGCAGAGCATATGGGTGTAAGAAGAACGATTGAAATTGATGGGAAAGAGGTGGCATTTAAAGCAAGTGCCGCCATTCCCCGCATTTACAGACTGAAATTTCAAAGAGATATCTATAAGGATATTTCTCTGTTGGAAAAGAGTCTGGGAGATAATTCGGAAGAGGAAAGTAACCTTGACCTGTTTTCGCTTGAGATGTTTGAGAACATTGCTTTTATTATGGCCAAACACGCAGACTCTTCCATTCCGGATGAGGTTGAGGACTGGCTTGATGAATTCAATACTTTTTCCATTTATCAGGTTCTTCCCCAGCTTATCGAGTTATGGGGGATGAACATAAAAACGGATGCGGAGGCTAAAAAAAACTTCGTCCAACAGAGCGTGAAATGACAACACCCCTGTTCCTGCTTCGATGTCTGCAGATAGGTCTGAGTCTCCGGGACTTAGACCTTCTGACGGTAGGAATGGTTAATGATATTTTTATTGAAAATCAAAATGATGATTATGAGTATGTTCCATTAGCCACACAGGAGGATTTTGATAAATTTTGATTGAGGTTCTGCTTTGGTTTCTATATAATCAAAGCAGACGGATTCCCGGTTTTAGAGATAAGACAAATTGGGATTTTCATAAGAGGTGAAATGCAATGAATAAGGTAGATTTCAACTATTTTTTAACAGAATTAAAAAAAGGCGAAATTATGGATGAAACCTATTTCTATTTTACCGATGAAATAGGTGAGCCAGAACATTATATAGGCTGTCTTTTACAGTATGATAAGCCGTATTGGGCTGGTTTATGTGATATCCCTGATGGAACGGAGTTTTTGACAGCAGAAGAGTTGGTAAATGCAAAAATTTATAGAGGAAAATCATTAAAAGAAAGATGGGACGATGTACGAATTGTCTGTATGGGTGGTATTCCATTAGATGATTACTTGAAAATGTACGAGTAGCAAAGCGTGAACAGATACTTTCAGTTTGCTGGAATAATGATGGATTATAAACTTAACATTTAGGATTTCTTAATAATCAAGGCACATACCTTCGGGTAGGTGCTTTTTTCATGCTTATTTTTGGGAGGTGGAAAGCAGATGGCAAACAGAATAGCCGGAATTACCGTGGAAATCGGTGGAGATACTACAAAACTTTCCACAGCCTTAAAATCGGTCAATTCAGAAATCAAGAGTACCCAGTCACAGCTCCGGGATGTCAATAACCTGTTGAAACTTGATCCCGGCAATACGGAACTGATTACACAAAAGCATAAGCTGTTGGCACAGGCTGTTTCGGATACAAAGGAGAAGTTACAGCAGTTAAAGGAGGCAGCCCAGCAGGCTAATGAGAAACTTGCAAACGGGGAAATCTCACAGCAGCAGTATGATGCCCTGCAGAGGGAAATCATTGCAACAGAACAGCAGCTGGAAAAGCTGGAGAAACAGGCAGACCAGTCAGCCGTAGCATTGCAGAAACTTGCCAACACGGGTGAGAACATGAAAAAACTGGGTGATAACATATCATCCGTTGGTTCTGCCCTTACCCAAACGGTCACAGCCCCGGTTATCGGACTGGGAACAGCCGCAGTAAAGACAGCAGCGGACTTTGATTCTGCTATGGCACAGGTTCAGGCGGTGTCCGGGGCATCGGGGGATGAGTTTGATTCCTTAAGGGAAAAAGCAAGGGAGATGGGTGCCAAGACCAAGTTCTCTGCAACCGAGGCAGCAGAAGCCATGAACTACATGGCTATGGCCGGATGGAAAACTTCGGACATGCTTTCCGGTATTGAAGGAATCATGAACCTTGCTGCCGCATCCGGAGAAGATTTGGCAACCACATCGGATATTGTAACAGATGCCCTGACAGCATTCGGACTTACCGCTGCTGATTCGGGGCATTTTGCTGATATTCTGGCGGCGGCATCTTCCAATGCCAATACCAATGTATCCATGATGGGGGAGACTTTTAAGTACTGTGCGCCCATAGCAGGTGCGCTGGGATTTTCTGCAGAAGATACGGCAGAGGCAATCGGTCTTATGGCCAATGCCGGAATCAAATCCACACAGGCCGGTACCGCCATGCGTACCATGATGAACAATCTGGCAGGGGAAGTGAAATTCACAGGGGCTGCCTTTGGGGAAATGGAAATCAGAACCACCAACACGGATGGCAGTATGAGAAGCCTCAATGACATTCTGGCAGACTGCCGGGCGGCTTTCGGAAAGATGAGCGATTCGGAGAAGGCAGCTAATGCAGAGGCACTTGTCGGTAAGAATGCCATGTCCGGATTCCTTGCCGTTATGAATGCAGCTCCGGCTGATATTGATAAGCTGTCAGGTGCCATTGAAAATTGTGACGGCACGAGCCAGCATATGGCGGATGTGATGCAGGATAACCTTTCCGGACAGCTGACTATCTTAAAATCACAGCTACAGGAACTTGCCATTTCCTTTGGCGAGATACTGATTCCGGTTATCCGGGATGTGGTGTCCTTTATTCAGAAGATCATCGATAAGCTGAACGCTATGGACCCAAAGACCAAGGAAACCATTGTACGGATTGCAGCCATAGCAGCGGCTATCGGCCCCGTACTTCTGGTAATCGGCAAGATCGTATCCGCAGTGGGAACGATCCTGACGATTCTCCCTGCAATGGGAAGCGCCATCAGTGCAGTGACCGGAGTGTTTGGTGCATTAAATGCGGTGATGTTTGCCAATCCTATCGGACTTGTGATTGCAGCCATTGTGGCACTGGTAGCCACATTTGCTGTCCTTTGGAATAAATGTGATGGTTTCCGGGAGTTCTGGATCAATCTCTGGACAGGAATCAAGGACTTCTTTGTGGGAATATGGGACGGAATCAAGTCGGTATTCTCCGGGGTGCTTGATTTCATTAAGGATAACTGGCAGGGACTTCTGCTGTTCCTTGTCAATCCGGTAGCCGGGGCATTCAAATTAATATATGACAATTGTGAGGGATTCCGTAATGCGTGGGATTCCTTTTTAAATGCGGTAAAAGACATTTTCGTGTCTGCGTGGGAAGGAATTAAGTCCTTTTTCTTCGGTGCCTGGGAAGGAATCAAAACCGTGGCATCCGGCGGGTGGGAGTATATCAAGAGTGGCCTTTCTTCAGCCTGGGAGAGTGTCAAAACTGCCACCGGTACAGCATGGGACAGTGTGAAAACAGCAGTATCATCCGCCTGGGAGGGAATCAAATCGGTATCTTCATCCGCCTGGGAAGGTATCAAAAGCGGTGTGTCATCCGCCTGGGAGAATATCAGATCAGATACCGTTTCTGCATGGAACGGTCTGAAAGAAGGAATCGGTTCTGCATGGGAAAGTATCAAGGCATCCACGCAGAGTGCAGCATCTTCCGTGAAGGATACCATCTCCGATGCATGGACGGGACTTAAGGAGTTTTCTTCTTCTACGTGGAACGCCATAAAGGATACGGTTACAGGCATTGCATCCGATATCAGGGATTTTGTTCAGAATACATGGAGCAGCCTGAAAGAAAATACTTCACAGGCAATGTCCCACATGAAGGATAAAGTAGTGGAAGGCTGGAATGCCATCAAATCCAATACGGAAAGCCTGTGGGGCAGCATCAAAGATAAGGTAGTGTCCATTGCCGGGGATATGAAGGAGAACTTTTCCTCTGCTATCCATAACGTGGCAGAGACCTTCACGAATAACCTGAATACCATGAAGGACAGGACAGCATCTGGACTGCAGAATATTGCATCCACGATTGGTTCTAGGCTGTCGGAAATCAAGGGGAATGTTACAAGCGGATTGTCTGAACTGGTATCCTCTGTGGCTGCAGGAATGGGTAACATGGTATCTACCATAAAAGAAAAGGTCGGAAGTATCGGGAGTGCTTTTGCTGAAATTGCAAAAAGTGCCTTTACCTGGGGAAAGGATATCATCAGTAACCTGATATCCGGTATCAGTTCCATGATCGGTTCTCTTGTGGATAAGGTAAGAAACATTGCATCCACCATCCGGGACTACATCGGATTTTCTGAACCGGAAAAGGGACCGCTTTCCAATTTCCACACTTATATGCCGGACATGATTGACCTTATGGGGAAAGGCATTGAAGGTAACCTTGGAAAACTGAAAGGCCCCATGAGTGAACTGGCATCTGCCATGATTCCCGGAACAAAAGGTACGGATGCCATACGGAATCATAATGGGAGCGGACAGGGAACGGACATCAGCGGACTGACGGCCATGCTTTCTAAATATCTGCCGCAGATGGCAAATCAGAAGGTTGTTCTTGATTCCGGTATCCTTGTAGGGGAACTGGCAGGAGGATTGAACCGTCAGCTTGGAAAGGCGTATCTATGAGAAAATTTAAACTGATCAATGCCGAAGGAAGCAGTTTTGACTTAAACAGCCGGACTGCTTTCTTTCATTCCGTGGAAGGATTCGGCTATAAGGATAATACCCAGTATGAACAGATAGGAACGGATTTCTTTGCACTTGAGGAAATTTTTTCCCAGGGGCAGATGAAAGGAAAAATCCTGTTTGCAGGAAAGAGTCCTTATGAAACATATAGAAAATTTACAAGATTCGTGAGAGCCGTACCACTGACTCTTATGTATGAAATGGAAGAAACGTTCCGGGTTCCCGTGAGGCTTGTGGAGATAGGAAAGGCAGAACTGGAAAATGGTGGTCAGTGTCTGAACTGTGATGTTGTATTTCTGGCGGCCGGGCTGTTTTACAGAACGGTACAGAAATATGCGGAAACCATTGCAGTCGGCGGGAAGGTGTATCCGTATGAATATACTTATTCCTATACGGATGAATCCAAGAATACCATCCTGATCGATTCGGATTCTTATGAAGATTCCCCCTGCAGGATTACCATCTTTGGTCCTGCGGAAAATCCGGTATGGAAACATTATGTGAATAATGAACTGTATGAGACCGGGAGATATGAGGGAATCATTTCCGGTGATCATAAGCTGGTAATCGACTCAACAAGTGTTCCTTACAGCATAACGGAAAGGGGCGTCTCGGATGAGATTGTAGCGGACAGGTATCAGGTCTGTGATTTCACAACGGAGAGGTTCTTTCATCTGCAGCATGGGACGAACCGTATCTCGGTAACCCATGACGGCTTAAATATGCTTGATGTACTGGTAGAAGGGAAGATCAGTTATGAAACCGTATAATGTGGAAATCTTTACTCCGGCATTCCGGATGGTCGGAAATACCAATATTGACTCCGTCACCTATAAGGAAGACTATCTTTCCGGGGATGAAAATACCATTACCATCCTTCCCGTGAAAGGCGTATCAAAGCAGGACTATATCCGTATCTCCAGAGGGGAGGAAGAGTATGCAGGAGTGATTACGGAAATCACTTATGGAACGGATAAGTCCAAGAATCTGATGCAGATATCCTATAAACCGCTGATGGAACTGTTTGATACGGATATTCTGTTTGATGTCAGTGAACAGGGAAAGGGTTCGCTGGAAGATTATATCTGCAGGAAGATTACGGAAATGTTCATAGAAAATGAGGATGCAGAGCAGAACATCCCGGGGCTGTCCGTGGAAACGGCATCTTCTACCACGGACTGGTATTTTCATATCACGCCAGCGCAGGCAGGCGGACATTTTCATATCGTAAATCTGATGGATTCCATTATTATTCCGGCTCTTTCCAGATACAGCATTGTAGTTAAAGCAGGACTGGATATCCAGAACAGAGCCATCCGGGTCTGTGTAGGGCGGGCAGGGACGGGGGTGGTTACCATAGAAGCCGATTTGCCGAACATCATAAAGAAATCACTGACCATCAAGTCGGTATCGGCAGATGTGAATAAGCTGGTGCTTTATGATGCTGCTTCGGATTATGCGGATAAAAGGGTGTATTTTCTCCATGCATCTGACCTTGGGTATGACACCTTTGACAGGGACAGGATAACTCCAGTGGTGTGTGAGATGAAGGCAGTCGAACATGATGAGAATTCTTCCTTTGAATCGGCAGCAATGAACGAGGCACATAACCGTTTCGCCAGTCTTTCCTACAGTAACCTGATTGAACTGACTATGTTAAACGGGGACAGCCTGGTAAGACCGGATGAGATGTCCTTTGGTCAGGTGGTAAGGATTCTGTCTGATAAAGCAGTTTATACATCCATCCTTACAGGAAAAGAACGGGGGACAAACACCAAGCTGATTTTTGGAACGGTAAGGTTGGACCTTACCAAAATACTACGGAAGGAGTGAGGAAAATGGCAATTGCACTAAAGACTTTCAAGGGCGGGAATGTGACACCGCAGGATGATGCAATCATATATCAGACGGTTCTGCCGGGGGCAGGGGTGTTCAAAGGCTGTGAGGTTTCCTTTGCAAGAAGTAATGTGCTTCATATCAGCCAGGGGTTCGGCATGATTAAAGGCCGGTTCTTTGAACTGTATGAAACAGAGGTGGCTGTCCAGCTGGCAGATACGGGGGAAACAAAACTCGGCAGGATATATCTCCACATGGACTTATCCAATGTTGATGAGCCGGTTCAGATTCTTACGGAAACGGCAAAGGAACTGTCGAATCTTGCCTCCGATGTGAATGTAAATTATAACAATACGGCTTATGACCTGGAACTGGCAAAGTTTAAGGTCACGGCAGTCCAGATAAGTGATCTTGTGAATACTTTTAAGACCATCACGCCGGGAGGCAGCGGGGGCGGCGGGGCAGCCGGACTGGAACGGGAAAAGAAGTATGCCGTAGGCGATACGACTTCATCAGCCTCTGCTCCGGGATGGTGTACCCTTTACTGTACACAGGACGGGACAACGGATGTGCTTGAACCAAAGGGATACAGCCAGATCACAAAGGTGGGAGATTCGGTTCTGGACGGAACGGCTGTGTTCGCTGCAAGAAATACCATTCTGGAACTGACACAGGCGCAGACAGATTTAACGGAGCTTGAGAAGAAACATGATACGGATATGACGGAAACCAATAAAAAGATAAAAAATGTGGCTGATGAAGTCACAAAGCAGCTTTCCTCCACGGGTAATCTTGTCCAGAAGATCATGAGTGTTACCGATTACCAGAAGTTAGGCACTTATGATAAGAATGCCATGTATTACTGCTATGATAATGCAGATACACAGGAGATTAAATTTATCTATCTTGGTCAGCATGTGATTTATGCAACCGGAATCCAGGTCACTTATCAGATTGATACGGATAACGCCATTACCCAGACAGCTGCCCTTTCTAATGATGCGGTTGCATCAGCACCTTCCGTATCAAAGGCAGGATATACTTTTGTGGGCTGGAAGTCGGATGCAAATGCAGACGGCGGTGTGCTTGCAGATTATGTGATAAACAGCGAGTCAGCCGTAAAACTGTATGCCGTATTCAAAAAGCAGATTACCATTTCAATGGATTCTGGAGATGCAGCCCTGATTGACGGGAAGAAGGAAATGACCCAGAAGGCAGACCTGTATTATAACAATGGGAAGACCTTATCTGATGATGTGACCATGCCGGATAATGTATATGAATATGGTGAGGATAAGTCCTTCTGCGGATGGAAGACGAGCCTTTCCTCTGACACAATCTATGTTCCGGGTGAAAAGTATAAGTTTACGAAGGATGAGGAACTTGTACCTGTGTTTATTGATACGGTGTATGATTTCCTGAATGCAAATGTCACTTATCAGGCATTTCATGTTCCGGCAGACGGTATCTATGAGTTTGAATGCTGGGGCGGGGCAGGTGGTGACGCTGCCGGAAACATCACGATTGATGGTACCTCCAAAAGCGTAACGGCCAAAGGCGGGAAAGGCGGTCATGTTAAGGCATACAGAAAATGTAAGAAAGACACCTATCTGTATGTCTATAACGGTGGCAAAGCAAATGGAACTTCATCCGGACAGAATGGCGGAGCCTATGGAAATAACTTTGGGAGTGGAACTTCGAGAAATTATGGAGCAGGAAGTGGCGGAGCAACCTATATTGCAACGGAAAATATTACCTTGTCTGGCGGTAATAATGCTTCCAATACCTATAAGCAGAGGAATAAAATTCTTTTGATTGCAGGTGGCGGAGGCGGTGGAGGTATAACTGGATTAACAACGGATGGAACAGCTATGGGACAGCCGTACAAAGCTTTGTCTATAAATGAAGGAGGCTCCGGAGGCGGTGAAAGGGGGCAGGATGGCTCCGGAGGCAACCTGGGCGGAAGACAGACAGCAGTAGGGACATCGGATTATACAAATTTTGGTGCATCATTTGGTCCTTCCAGTTCCAATACGAGCTTTACCTATTCACCGGGCGGGGCAGGGTGGTTTGCAGGCAACTATGGTGTGTATGGAAACTCCGGTGCCGGGGGTTCTTCCTATGTGGGGAATATGCCTACATTTACCCATAACGGAAAGAAGTATAAGACACTGAATGAGGCAAATAAAAATGATGGTGCAGGTTATACCTACATCAGATATGTTGAGACGTGTGCCGTGGAAGAATAGGAGGAAAAATTCATATGAGCGTAATACAGTTACTTGATTTGAAAACAGGGGTATCCTTCGGGGTATTCCTTTTTATTCTGCTGCTGACCGTTATCCAGGTAACACCCATTAAGCTGAATCCCTGGGATAAAATCCTCACGTGGCTCGGCAACCACATGAATGCGGATATTGTAAAAAGGGTTGATGTGATTGAGGGAAAACTGGATGAGCATATCAGGGACTCTGCCAATGAACGGATCAGAAAGACCAGGGCAGACATCCTTGCCTTTGGAAATGAGTGTATGAGGGGGACTCCGCATACGAAGGAGCAGTTTGATTTTGTGCTTTCCGAATGCGACCAGTATGAAGGGCATATGGAGAGTACCAATACCCCGAATGGCGTGGCAAAGGCAACGATAAAAGAAATCCGGAGACTTTACGCAAGGAACCTCCGGGACAACACATTTTTAAAGGAGGGAGCAGATGGCAGGCAGGAAAAAGAAGAGAGGGTTCACGGATAAACTCTATCTTTATAATGTGATTTTTGTAACAGCGGTGGTGATCCTTTCATTCATCGCTGTTTTTCTGTCCGGGAAACTGTGTATTGATACTTCGGCAGTCTCTGTGATTGTACCCAGTGCCTATGGGGAACTTGCGGTGCATACGGGCTTTGTGATCTGGAAAGCCAAGAATGAGAATGCCAGAAAGTATAGAAATGTTAATGACGAAAGCGAGGGAGCAGGATGAACGATTTGATTTATGAAGTTTTGAGATTTGTTGTAGTGGTTTCCATTATGGCACTTGTACGGTATGCCATTCCGCTGCTGAAGAGCAAAGTAAAGAACAGCAATCTGGAATGGCTTTATGACTGGGCGGTCTATGCCGTAAAGGCAGCAGAGCAGACCCATACGGAATCCGGTCTGGGGACGCTCAAGAAGAGCGTTGTTAAGGAATTCCTTCTCAGAATAACCAGACAGTATGGTGTTGAAATCACGGATGCCCAGCTGGAGAACCTGATCGAGTCTGCTGTATATGCCATGAAACAGGAGGGACAAAAGTGAAGATAGTACAGGCTATTCTGAATAAGAATCCGTGTTATACGGCAAATAGAAAGATCACCGTAAAAGGACTGATGTTACATTCGGCTGGGTGTCCCCAGCCGAAGGCATCAGTCTTTCTTAATTCATGGAACAGTCCGGCACATAAGAATTCCTGTGTCCACGCCTTTATCGATGGTAATGATGGAACGGTGTACCAGACGCTTCCATGGAATCACAGGGGATGGCATGCCGGGGGGAGCGCAAATGATACCCACATCGGGGTGGAAATGTGTGAACCCGGATGCATTCATTATACTGGCGGATCAACATTTGAATGCACTGATGTGAATGCGGCAAGAACTGTTGCAAGACGGACTTATGAATCAGCAGCAGAGTTATTTGCCGTGTTATGCGTGATGTATGATCTGAATCCAATGGCAGATGGTGTGATCATCAGCCATAGCGAGGGGTATAAAAGAGGCGTGGCGTCCGGCCATGCAGACCCAGAGCATTTATGGAGCCAGCTGGGGCTTCCCTGCACCATGAATACTTTCCGGGAAACTGTGCGGATAAAGATGAAAGAAAATACAACAGAAAATATGCAGGATTTATCGGAAAAGGATATCTGGGACTTCCTGTTTTCCAAGATCGGTAATGCTTATGGCACAGCCGGACTGATGGGTAACCTTTATGCAGAAAGCGGTTTAAAAGCTGCGAATCTGCAGAACAGTTTTAATAAGAAACTGAACCTTCCTGATGAAGAATACACAACACTTGTGGATAGCAACAGCTATCCTGATTTCATTACGGATAAGGCAGGGTACGGTCTGGCTCAGTGGACTTACTACGCAAGGAAGCAGAAACTGTTAAATTATGCAAGGCAGAAGGGAACATCCATCGGTGACCTGGAGATGCAGCTGGAGTTTTTGATTATGGAGTTGAAAGGATACAAAGCGGTATATCAGACTCTCTGCATGGCAGCTTCTGTAGAAGAGGCAGCGATGGCAGTCCTTACCGGATTTGAAAAGCCTGCAGACCAAGGCACAGCTGTACGGAAGAAAAGAACAGAGTATGGTCAGATGTTTTATGAAAAATATGCAGGGAATGCAACAGGAAATTCTTTTCCATTTAAAGTGAAAGTGGAAATACCAGACTTAAATATCCGTACCGGAGCAGGAACCAATTATCCAAAGACAGGAAAGCATACCGGTGCCGGAATATTTACAATCGTGGAGGTGAAAAAGGGTATGGGCGCCATAAAAGGGTGGGGCAGACTGAAAAGTGGATCAGGATGGGTTTCACTTGATTATACAGAAAAATGTTAAGAAAGTCCGGGAGGCGGTTGTGGCTTCCCGGCATCTTTTTTTATCTGTTATGCCAAGGATAGAAAGATGAAGGGTACCGAAAATAAGACTGGATAATCGGCAAAGAGTATGGCATATATAGACACTACCGGAAAAGAAAGGAGATTGGAGATGCAGGTCATTATAAAGGAAGCCAAAAAGGTGGCCGAGAAAAAACTTAGGGTTTGTGCGTACTGCAGAGTATCCACGGATGCGGATGAACAGGAAAATTCTCTGGAAAACCAGATCGGACATTATGAAGATGCCATTACCTCAAATCCGGAATACGAGTTTGCGGGTGTTTACCATGATTTTGCCATTTCAGGGTTTAAGGAACAGCGTCCCGGATTTATACGGATGATGGAAGATGCCAGAGCAGGGAAAATGGATTTGATACTGACAAAATCGGTATCAAGGTTTGCAAGAAACACAGCCGTCCTTCTTAAGGCAACAAGAGAACTTAAGGGCATGGGAATCGGAGTGTTTTTCGAACTTCAGAACATTAACACCCTTTCGGGAGAAGGAGAACTGATGCTTTCCATTCTGGCTGCCTTTGCACAGGCAGAAAGCGAGAGCGGAAGCGTTGGTGCAAAGATGGTATACCACAGGAAATATGAAGCGGGAATTCCCGTACAGTATTTGGAAAGATCCTTCGGATATCGGAGGGATGAAAACGGGAGGTTTGTACCGGAACCTTCAGAAGCCAAATGGGTAAAGAAAATATTCCGGATGGCAGCAGACGGATATACTCCTGCAGCAATCAAAAGATATATGAATGAAAACAACGTGAAAACGGTGGATGGAGCACTCTGGTGCGATTCCACCGTTTTCCGCATTCTGGAGAATGAAATCTACAAGGGCGATTATATCATGCACAAGCATTATGTGAATGAGGACAGAAAGCTGGTGGTTAACCGGGGACAAGAGGATGCGTGGTATATCGAGAATGACCATGAGCCGATTGTAAGCAGAAAACTCTGGCAGGAAGCAAGTGACAGGCTGAATGAGAAGAGGGAGTACCTTGCGGAGGGATCTTTTATAGCAGATTTTACTCAGGAAAATTATCCGTACGTGGGACATCTGTTCTGCGGTAAATGCGGATATCCGCTTTATCACAGGATTTACAGCAGCGGAAACAGGCTTTCATGGGACTGCAGCGGTGTAAAACGGTACGGGAGCGGATTCTGTGGCGGGGTAAATGTTCCGGATGGAACGGTCAGGGAACGGGGTATCATGGAAAATACCTACATCATGGAGAAAGCAGGGGAAAAAGGCAGAAGAGAATACACTTTTCTAAAGGAAGCAAGCTGGAAAAGAAGGCATAGGAAAAAGGTATTCAGACATGATGTGCCGGAACTTACCTTGGAGAATTATCCATATTATAAAAGCATTTACTGCGGTAAATGCGGTGGAAGGCTTGTCAGATATATTGACAAGGGCAGTAAGGTTTTATGGATCTGCAGCAAGCAGAAAAGAAAAGGTTCACGGTACTGTGAAGGGATGCGGGTACCAGATGAGGAAATACGGAAGATGGAACTTTTGGATGAAAAGAATTATATCACGGAAAGGAAGATGAAAAATGGTAAGAAATGTTACGGTCATTCCTGCGAAGAGCCGAAGCGAGATACGCAGGGAGAAAACAGCAACCAAGAAAATCAGGGTTGCAGCGTACTGCCGTGTGTCAACGGACAATGAAGACCAGATTCACAGTTTTAAGGCACAGGTCAGCTATTATACGGATTACATCGGAAAACATGAGAATTATGAACTTGCAGGAATTTATGCGGACGAGGGTATTTCTGGTACTAACACCAAAAAGAGGGAGCAGTTCAGGCAGATGGTTAAGGACTGCGAGGACGGGAAAATCGATCAGGTTATCACGAAATCCATCAGCCGTTTTGCCAGAAACACACAGGACTGCCTTGAGTATTCCAGAAAGCTGAAGAATCTCGGCATAGGCATTATTTTTGAAAAGGAAAATATCAATACCTTGGATTCCACGGGAGAACTTCTTTTCACAATCCTTTCTTCACTGGCACAGGATGAATCAAGAAATATTTCGGAAAACTGCAAATGGGGTATCCGTACCAATTTCAAAAACGGAAAGGTAAACATCTGCCCGTCTTCCTTTCTCGGCTATGACAAGGATACGAATGGGAAGATAATCATCAATGAGCGGGAAGCTGAGATTGTAAGGAGAATATACAGGGAGTTCCTCTGGGGCATGAATCCTCAGCAGATAGCAAAAGGACTGGAAGATGACGGGGTGGAAGGATGCAAGGGAAAGAAAAAATGGTATGCCTCCACAATAGTCGGCATTCTTAAGAATGAAAAGCACATGGGAGATGCCCTTTTGCAGAAATATTATACTGCGGATTTCCTGACCAAGAAACTTGTGAAGAACAAAGGGGAAATCACACAATACTATGTGAAGGACAGTCATGAGGGGATTATCGATAAGGAAACCTGGGAAGCGGTGCAGGAAGAACTGGACAGAAGGGAGAAATTCAAGGAAGCACACGGTCTTTCACATTACAGTTACGGTACGGATTACAATCCATTTACCAACCGGATATTCTGCGGAAAATGCGGTTATTCCTATAACCACCACTGCTGGAAAAAGAGAGGAATTTTCCAATGGCAGTGTAAGGAAAGAACGGTGCAGGGAAGCAGAAAATGTATGAATGACACCGTGGATCAACGGGATTTGGAAAAGGCAACAGTCAGGGCGGTTAACGAAATCATCCGTGAAAAGACAAAGCACCTTGATAGGTGGAACAGAATGGCAGAGAACGGAACACCGCTGGAAAAACTGCGTGCAAGGCAGATGATTGAAATCACGGCTCAGCCTGAACTGAACATCTTTGTCCCGGAACTGGCACAACTTCTGCTATATGAAGTGACTGTCCTCGGGGCAAAGACCTTTGAGTTTGTGTTTATGGATGGCAGCAGAAAGCGGATTCAGACAGGCACCGCTTCGGCGGCATAGGCCATATCATTAAGGGAAAGCTGCCCGTCAGCTTCCGAATCCGTATTTTCTATGTCGGAAACGGAATCCGTATCAGGAGCGGATTCTGTTTCTTCTTCCTCTTCAGGATTTTCGGAAGCATATTTGTTTTTTACCTTATGGGTATAGAGTTTTTCCCATTTCAGTCCGTTGTGTGCCTTTTTGTTATAATAGATCAGGATGGCTTCGGCAAAACCGAGAGAACCGCTTCTCCGGTCTCTGGCAGTTCTGCTTAATTCCTTTACGGATATCTGTCCCAGTTTTGCTTTGAAAATGCTGTCCTTTAATGCATCGCCATAAGCATTGATAAGTCTGGCCACCCCGTTTAACATATTTGCACTTAATGACTGTGACTCGCCTTCCCATGTGCCGATAATCAGACGCAGTACATGGTCAAGGGTGTGGTATCCATATTTGTCATAGATATTCTCAAGCGTGGATACCGCACATATGGTTCCGGGTGCAGAGTTTGCGGCTATGGTAAGGTCATAGGATTCCACAAGGTCTTTAATAATCAGCTGTTTATCATTTCCAGCTTCCACGTTTGCCATAAATATCTCATAGGGCAGGAGAGGTTTTACATACTTCTGCTGGTTGGCAAAAATGTCAGCTTCATGTGCATACACGAGATCGTCATAAATCATGCACCACACCGGAGTTTCACGGGAGCCGGAGACAAGTGCGATGATTTCAATGGTATGCTGCCCGTTAAATACATAGTTGATACCGTCCCTGCGACTGACTTTTACCGGATTTACCTGATACAAATCGAAATTAGCGGCAGCTTTTTGTACATGCTTTACGGAAAGGTTGCGCTGATATTCCTGATTGGAAACCAGATTCTTTATGGGAATCAGTTCATAATGGACATTCGGGATGAACTGTTGTAAATCCAATTCTTCTGTAAATTCAATTTCCGACATCTTTATTTTCCTCCAATGTTTGATATAGATTGTCTGCCTCGCTTATAAGCCTGATAAGCTGTCCCTGCAGTTTCTTTCTGGCAGGGGATGTTATGGTTTCGATAACCGCATTCTTCTTCATGCGGTTTATGGAACTGATCCATGAAGGAATGGTAAGTGACAGACTGGAAGCCTCTGCATCAGGGTCGTATTCCGGCAGTTTGCGTATCTCAGGTATGACCTTTGGCGGCTTTTGTTCCTTTGGTTTGGCCTCATGAAAATATTTCCACTGCAGTTCGTGACGGATATCAGAATAGCCGATATGATCCATGTTATGCTCTTCCATAATTTTCTTTATACTGAGGACATCTTCTGTCGGAAGCCGTACAAATTCGATCAGATTTTCATGGGAAATCTTTAATTTGGAAGAGAGGATACGTGCTGCCAGTTCGGCATCCTTTTCCCGCAGTTCATCTATATTGGAGGCAAAATAGCCGTATTTTAAAATTGTACCGGTTGCAAGATTATATCTTTTTCCCATGCTATGTCCAACTTCATATTTCTTGTTTGGTTTCTTGGGAAGCGTAAGATGCGTTTTCAGATATTCGGCCGGAGGATTTAGGACAAATTCTCGGACGCATATTTCCACATCAGCAAGATACTTTCTGCCTATCAGGTATTTTCTCATTTCTACGGTAAGGTCTTCCCGTTCCAGCTGGATTTCACATATATAAGAAACCGCATCAATCATTTCACGAAAGTTTTTATGTTTTGTGGTATAGGTAAGTCCGTATGCCTTGCAGATATCGTAGCGGTTTGCTCCGTCTATGACATATTTATCCCAGACCAGAAGCGGATTACGGCAGCCGTTGTCTACCAGGTCTTCTTCCAGTTTCAGATAATCCGTGTCGGAGAGGGGCTGTTTTAATATCTGCAAAATGGAACTTTTACAATATGGATAATCATTCATGGCTGCTCCTTGTTTCGCTGTATTCCGGATCTGCAATCAGGATACTGTCTTTTAGGGCAAACTGTGCAAGGCATTCCTTCTGGTTAAATGTTCCGCTGATGCGGTAGGAGTGGCTTTTGTCAAAGTCATCAAACAGGGAACATATATTATCAAGCAACAGTTTACTTGTCAGTTCATAGCAGTTGTCGGAAGTGAAGAACTGAGGTCTGATCCGATGTTTATAGTGGTCAGCGGAGGAAGACCTGCGGATTGCAATAAGACCTAACTTGGGATTAACCAGAAGCTGAATGTAGCTGGGGTCACCAAGCATGTGCAGGGTTGTTTTGTGTATCCTTATGCGGCTCCTCTTCAGGTCGATGCATAGAGTCGGTGGAGAATAAGGTTGTTTGCTCATATGTCGGTTCCTCGCTTTCTGGTTTTTGGGTGGTTACTGATGTTTCAGGCTGCTTCACGGGTTCCGGTTCTTCCGGAGAGGAGGCAGTTCTTTTTTCCTCTTTCTGAAGGCCGAAGACAGCAAGACCATTGATGTAATTAACGAGCAGTCCGCTCTGATGGTCTTCTACAGGAACACCGAACTGATTCTGCCATTCTGCAGGATAGGACGGTGTACGGGATGTTTTGGGTTTCTCTCCGTCTTTCGCAGTCCGTGTATAGATTTCAGGAGTGCTTAAATCAAAAACAAACAGAAGCTCCCCATTGGAGCGGACAAGTTTTCCGAGCAGTTTGTAGCGGTAATCCGAATTCCAGCCCATAAGAGAGATTACCTTGGCAAAGAAGATACGGCAGTTAATCTGCTTGGGGGCGCGTTTCCCATTGCTGCACCAACGGAAAGAGTCCTTTTCTTCTTCAGAACAGGGGCGTACTACCAGCATTTTGGTTTCAGGGTTAACAAGTATCTGGACAAATTCCACTTCGGGAAGTTTTTTGACACAGGCAGTATTGACGGCTACCTTGTTGCTGTTGAACGTGAAGGACGGCTCAAAAATATGGGCAAAAAACTCTCCACGGACAACCTGATATCCGGCATAGCTGAAGGAATCGTCTTCAATAATCTCAATACCGTTCTCATCATTAACAATCGTAGGTTTGGTTTCAAATTCATTCATTCGTAGTTGTCTCCTTTAATTCATTCATAATTGAATGTATTTCTGTGCAGATAACATTTGCCTCCGTTACCTGAATATCCGGTTCCGTGTATGGCTGCGATTCCATTGATGCATCCCAGTTTGGGTCAGAAAAGGCTCTGATTTCCAGTGCCTGTGCATGGGTAAAATAGGTTGCTCCGAAGCCGTCTCCCCAATCGGCAGGGTAGGCCAGGACTTCCTTTTTTGAACCGGATGTAAAGTGGGATATATCATCCGAAAGTCTGTCGGAAGAATCATCATTGGTGGCGGCATCAAGAGATGCAGCGGGAATGAATACCTCCGTTTCACGAAGATTAAATATGAGGATGCTTTCATTCTGATTCTGATGGCACATACCGATGATGCGGTATCTGCAGTTAATGTCCCAGCCCAAAAGTTCATAGAGGGTTTTAAGATATGCACTTCCCGGTATTTTCCTGGGTATCCATTTTTCTTCCTTCATTTTTATCCACTTGTTTGCATTCCGGTAATCTGCCTTGCAGGAGCGTACTGCGAAGAGCATTCTGCCAGGATGTACCAAGAATTCCACATATTCGCAGTTGGCTAACCGTCTTACGGCTTCAATGCTGAACTGTACGCTTTTCTGGGTGATGGATATAAAAATCCGATCTGTCATATCAAAGAACTGTGCCCTTGCGACTTCAAATCCGTGGAGGGCAATGTTACCCTGCGGGGTAGAGGTATCCTCGGTCTGATACGGTTCTGCAGCAACACTCTGCGAAGCAATATGATAGTCATTCGGCTTGAATCCTGCCCAGCGGGGATTGATGGGAACAAACCCTTTCAGGACACCTTCCGTGACAACCTCAAGCTGTGGCAGAATACCCTTATTTCCGTATTTGGCATTAGTAATCAGCCTCTGTACCGCAATGAAATCCCCACGGGAGATAATGGATTCATGATGATCTTTCCAGACATACTGGTTTCTGTCCTGACGGTTCTTTTTGGATTTATGGTCCAGATAATTTGGTGTGAATGTTTTTCTTGTAATGACATCTCCGCAGTGACGTTCATTCTGCAATACACCGAGTATGCTTCCCGCTGACCATGTGGTATTTCCCTTTTTGGTCTGGCATCCGAGTTTTGTGAGAGTATCGGCAATCTGCTGACACGTATACCCGTATAGATACATAAAGAATATGAGCCGGACGATTTTGGCTTCTTCCTCATTTATGATAAGGTTTCCGTCTTCATCATGGTCATAACCGAGCAGAGTGGGAGTTAGGAAGATGCCGCGTTTAAACCGCATTTCAATGGAGGCATTCATGATTTCACTTTTGGTATGGCTTTCCTCCTGTGCCAGTGTTGCTATGAATGACAGGCTCATTTCGCTGTTGGGGTCAAGTGTATATATATTTTCCGTTTCAAAGAAGATGCCGATGGGAGGATTCAGCTGTTTGAGTCTCCTGACATATCCGATGCAGTCAAGTATGTTTCTGGCAAAACGGGATACACTTTTAGTAACAATGAGGTCAATTTTTCCGGCATTACAATCATTTATCATTCGGACAAAGGAATCTCTGTGTTTAAGGGAAGTCCCTGAAATTCCTTCATCCGCATATATTTCTACAAGCCGCCAGTCCTCCCTGCGGGAAACCATATCGGTGTAGTGGTTTTTTTGCAGTTCATAGGAGGATGTCTGTCTTGGATCATCCGTGGATACTCTGGCATAAACCGCAACCCGCTTTATGGAAGATTTGCTGTAAAAATCATCCATCGGGATTGCGGGAATGACATCCAGCAGATCCTGGTCAACACCCTTATACCGTTCCCTGATTTTAGATTTCTGCTCGCTTGTATTCCCTGCTTTTTCTTCGTTTTCTTTCATTACATACCATCCTTTTGTATGAGTATGGCTTTATTATATTTTTTTCATAAAAATAAACCATAAACCAACGGCTTTAGTGGTATGCCGTCAGTTTATGGTTTGCCGGAAAAAGATGTGATTTAATGATTGCTATTTGGTTTCTGCCGTGTGAGAACCCATAATCCAACCATTCTTCCGGATAGCTTCTTTAGCAGCTTTCAGGATATCAAAAAAAAACCGCTTCTCTGTTGCAGAGCAGTCATAAAAGAGCATTTCCAGATCCGCATCATATTCATAATGACAGTTCTGCTGATTCCCAACTAACAATGCGTCCGCAGTAACTCCAAGGGCATCTGCAATGGACAGCAGAGTTTCCAGACTGGGATGCTTCTTATTGCATTCTATGTTGGATATGAAAACGGAAGACAGTTCCGAGAATGCTGCCAGAGCTTCCTGTGAGAGTCCCTGCGCTTTACGCAGTTCTTTTATCCTTGAGCCGATAAGAGCATAGTTTACAACCATTGATTTCACCTCCTTTCCCGTTCCAAGGAGGCGAAAGGACCGACTTCCTTTTTGTGAAAGTGGAACGTTTTCGTTCCCATTATAGCAGTGCAGCCGAATACAATCAGTCTGTGTGGAACAAAAACGTTCCACCAAGGGAGAAGCAATGGAGCAGTGGGTCAAGCAGGATGAAAAAATTAATATAGGTAAAAACATCCGTGAAATCCGTCTGAGCCGCAATATGAAGCAGACGGAACTGGTACGTCTTGTCCAGCTTCAGGGTGTACCTTTAATCAGGGAAACACTTGTGAAAATTGAAAGAGGAGCGCATCATGTGACGGCTTCCCAGTTGAAGGCCATAAGGGATGCGTTGGAAACAACTTATGATGAACTTCTGAAAGAAGGATAGATGCGACTGCTTCCATTATAGAAAGTAGTCGTTTTTTGCTTTATAGGTGGATTTATATAGAGTAGTTAATATATACTGTCAGAAAAGGAGAAGGGTAAAATGGATACAGGTTTTTTAGTGATAAGAATGTTGATTTTAATAAATTCTTTACGGATGATTATGTTGTGATTCTGGACACAAATGTATTTTGTGGGTCGTATAGGCTGTCACCGGATTATCTGGAATTTACACTCGCGTGTCTGACAGCAATAAAGGACAGAATAGTGATTCCGTATACTGTTAAAATTGCGTTCTTAAAATATTCCGTTTCCTTATATAAAACAAGACAGGTGTAAGATAAATAAACTTTAGGCTATGGGTAATAAATAACACACCTGCATAGCAGGTGTGTTGCTGGCTATAAGATTATTTATGATATAAGGAAGGTGATAGTGTATGCGTTGGAAAATCACAACTTGCACGCATCTCTGCATTAAATGTATTCCAAAGAACTTGATAAAGAGGAGTATTTAATTGTGCAAAAGAATAGAAAGAACTATTTTTGATGCAAACAACATGGTAAGATTTCAGATTGTTTTGAATACTCTCCAATTCCGCTGGGGATAGTTTTATGAATTTAATGCTAAATTCATCACTATTATATAAAAGAGCCGTCCACTCACACAGAGGATTTTTTTCGTCAAAACTGACGGAATAATCTATATTTATACGGTGATACTTACTGTTTGTTCGTAAGCGCCAAATAATCCCGCGGCTAGCCAA